CACGGTCAGGGATTCAACATGGACAGGCGCATTGACGCCGCCATCGACGCGGCAAGGAGCAAGCCATGACCGCTGACCACGATGTATTCGCGTTACGCAAAGAATTTAATGAATGGTGCGAGAAAATGACCGGAACCCTGTTCAGTCCCGGCGCGAGGTCATCGGACTTTTACTATGAGATATGGCTCGCCGGTAGAGCAGCCGAGCGCGACAGGTTAGACGAAGGCGAGCGCCAACGTATGCTCGCGGAAGCAGACAAAATCATCAAGGAATTATGATGACCATCACCGACCTCGAACGGCTGGCGCGGGCGGCAATCACTCACGAACCGTCAGATCACAGCAAATTGTCCTCCGTCAAGATGCAGATATGGCAGGACGCCCTTGATGACTTCCACGACGAGGCACATCCCGAGCGCGTCCTGCAACTGCTGGATGTGATCGAGGCGGCGAAGGCGATGCGGAAAGGTAAGGATTGCCCGATGTGTGACAACGGAAAGCTTCGTAACCCCGATAAAGAACATTGGGACACTTGCGGATTTGCGACATTCGACGCCAAGCTGGCCGCGTTGGAGGAGAAGTGATGACTGACTCGGAACGCAAATGGATTGACGAGGCCGACTACGAAGCGCTGCTGCGACGCTGGCGATTTGCTCCCGTTGGTGACGCCATGTTCCAAGGGGACACAGGAAGTTACTACGCCAAAGTGATGAGCGAACGTCGGGCTACATCCGATCATGTTAGCGCGAGCAAACGCATCGGGTGGGACAAGCCATGACCACCCCCGACGGACTTTTGCGTGACGCAGGCGGCGCGAGGCCAACGAGCGATGTGGACGCGCTGATCGAGCGGCTGCAAGGATTCAATCCGCCGGACAGGACGATTGCCTCGCAGCGGGACTATTCGCAGGCCATTCACGACGCCGCCGCCGCGCTCGTCCAACTGCGCGATGAGAATGCGCGGGTGGAAGCGACCCTGAACGAACGTCATCAAGCATGGCGTGGGATGGTGGCACGCGCGGTCGAATACTACTCAAGGCTCGCCGCTGAACGCATCGCCGCCCTTGAGGCCGAGCGGGCAGACCTCATCAAGATCAACAACAAGTGGGTCCCCCGAGCGCGTCCTTGCAATGCTGCGGGTGATCGAGGCATCCAAAGCTGCGCGGATGATGAACACGGATGAAGCCATTGCGATCCTCGACGCCGCCCTAGCCGCGCTGGACAAGGAGCAGAAATGACCTTCGCTGACCAACTCCGCAAAATGGACGCCTGCCCCGAGGCCGTCGAATGGGTAGGTAAACGTACACTTGAGCAGGCATGGACTGAGTGCCAGAACGGCGATTGGATGGCGTGGTTCACGCGGGAGCTTGGATTGGACTCGCTGGCGGCTGCGTCCGACATGGCCGAGCGTGTATGGCACCTGGTTGAGCCTGAATCGCAACTCGCGTGCGCGTGGGCGATTGACTGTGCGCGGCGCGGTGCCGACGACGATGAAAGAGGGGCTGCGGTGGCTGCTGCGGAGGCTGCTGCGTGGGCTGCGGGGGCTGCGCGGGCTGCTGCGTGGGCTGCTGCGTGGGCTGCTGCGTGGGCTGCGGGGGCTGCGGGGGCTGCGGAGGCTGCGGAGGCTGCTGCGGGGGATGCGCGGGATGCTGCGGGGGCTGCGCGGGATGCTGAAAGCAAAGCGCAAGCCTACATCATGCGCGAGCACTTTAGCGCAGAGCAGATTGCCGAGGCGATCCGGGCGCTAATCAATCCCCCCGCCTGACCCCCGGCAGCGCTTGCTTTTCCAGAATGACGCTGCTACAGTCCTTTTTCATAACGTGGGAGACTATCCCCGCGCGCGGCTCACTTGCGTGTGGGCCGCTTTCGTTTCTATGCCATCTCGCCGTGCTTTGGCCCCTCCATTTGGCGAGGGTAAGCGGGCCGGCCCCCACCTTGGAGCACGCCAATGGGCGAACTGACAGCACGGATACGGCGCACCTTGCCGCCGGTCGAGTTTGGCCTGTCGGCAGAGCGCAAGTATCCGCTTCCAGATCGGGCTCACGCTGCCAACGCCAAAGCTCGGGCCACGCAGCAGCGCAAGCGGGGCAACCTGACCGCCGCTCAGAAGGCGACGATCGACGCCAAGGCGAACGCGGTGTTAGGGCGCTGAATGGCAAAGCTCCGCAAGCTCACGGAAAAGCAGGAGGAGTTCTGCCTGGGTCTCGCCAAAGGGATGTCGTTGTCTGGAGCCTACCGAGCAGCCTACGATGTGGGCCGGCAGCGGGACGTCGTCAGCGTGCACCACGATGCCGCCGACCTCGCCAAGCTGCCGCACGTGAAGGCGCGCATCGCCTCTCTCAAGCACCTGGTTCGGAAAAAGGTCGACAAACTGCTCATCGAGAGCGCGGTCGCAACCACGCCGCAGGTAGCGGTGGACATGAGGGCCGCCGCCGCCCTCGAGCAGACCATTGTCGACAAGGCCTGGATCGAGGCAAACTTGATTACAGTGGTCAAAAACGGGCTGTCCGACGAGACAATTTGCGACAAGGAAGGGACGCCAACGGGCGAAGTGCGCTCTGCCAACTTGGCCGCCGTCAACCGCGCGCTCGAGCTGTTGGGCAAGGAACGGGGCATGTTCATCGAGACCCGGCGCAACATCAGCGACCCCCTCGATGCCCTGACGCACGCGCAGGTCAAAGAACTGCTCGAGTTGATGGATGAGTCAGATGCAGCCCGTTCGCCTGCTGTACGAAACAATGCCGCCCGAGGCCCAGGCCGCGCTACGCATTAAGATCGTGCGCAAGCTGGCGCAGGGCCGGTTGTACGACTACGCGCCCTACCCTAAGCAGGCGCTTTTCCACGCACTAGGAGCGGAATTCCGAGAGCGGCTGTTTGCCGCCGGCAATCAGCTCGGCAAAACGCTGGCAGGGGGCATGGAATATGCGATGCACGCCACTGGGGAATATCCAGACTGGTGGCAAGGCAAGGTTTTCGACAAGGCGATCGTCGGCTGGGTCGCCGGGGTCTCCGGCGAGCTGACGCGCGACGGGCCGCAGCGGATCCTCATGGGCCGTGCGAATGCGTGGGGCACCGGCGCGATCCCGGCTACTAGGGTGAAAGAGGTCCAGCGGCGCGCGCATGGCGCGAAGGACGCGCTTGAGACCATCGTCGTCTGGCACGGCGGCGGGGGCGACGTGCAGCGCGGTGAGTCTATCATCGGCTTCAAGTCCTACGACCAAGGTAGAGAAAAGTTTCAGGCGGAAACCCTAGACCTGGTCTGGTTCGACGAGGAGCCCGACTACGCGATCTACTCCGAGGGCGTGACGCGGACCAATACGACGCACGGCATCACCTTCCTGACATTCACGCCGTTGAAAGGCATGTCCGGGGTGGTGTTGCGATTCATGGTCGAGAAGGTGCGCGGCACCGTGATGGTCCAGATGGGGATCGCAGAGGCCGCGCATTACAGCGAAGAGGATCGCGAGCGGATCATCGACGGCTACCCTGAGCACGAGCGGGAGGCGCGAGCCTACGGCGTGCCCGTCATGGGTTCCGGGGCCGTGTTCCCGGTGTCCGATCACCAGATCACGTGTGACCAGTTCGAGATCCCGCGGCACTGGGCGCAGATCGCTGGCCTCGACTTCGGTTGGGATCACCCCAGCGCGGCGACGCGGCTCGCCATTGACCGCGATAACGACGCCTACTACGTGACTAGCGTGCACAAGATGCGCGAGGCCACGCCGCTGATGTTCGCCCCTACGGTTAAAGCTTGGGGCACCTGGCTGCCGATTGCCTGGCCCCACGACGGCCTCCAGCACGATAAGGGCAGCGGCATCCAGCTCGCCCAACAGTACCGCGATCAAGGGCTGAACCTGCTGCCGGAGAAGGCGACGTTCGAGGACGGTACCAACAACGTCGAGCCCGGGATTACCGGGATGCTGGAAATGATGCAGAGCGGCCGGTGGAAGGTCTTTCGGCACCTGACCGCGTGGATGGACGAGAAGCGGCTGTACCACCGGCAGGACGGCATCATCAACAAGATCGACGACGACGCGATCTCGGCGTCGCGCTACGCCTTCATGTGCCGGCGCTTTGCGACCGTGAAGCCGTCAGACAAGAAACGGATCGAGCGCCAGCCAAACTGGAGGACAATGTGACTCTGCTCCGCCCGGCGAAGCACGGAGTGATTCGGCAGAGTGATCCGTAGCGGCCGGATGCGGCTGTAGCGACTCGCCCCCGTAAGGGGCCCAATTTTGCAGCAGGGGAGACGGCCGGTAAGTCGTCGGGCTCATAACCCGAAGATAGCGCGTTCAATTCGCGTCCCTGCAACCCTATCGAAACCCAGCTCCGGCTGGGTTTTCCATTTCTGGAGCCAGTAATGCTGACGCAACGCGAATGGACCGCGATCCTGCTGGCGGGATGGCAGGGCAACAAGACCGTTGGTTGGGCGCTACGTATCGCGGCCGGAGCGTGGCCAAGCGAGCGTTTGACCAACGATCAATTTGCCTCGATCGAAGCGGAAACCAACAAGCTTTGGCCGCGCGTGCAAGGCTTTAGTTCAAAGGCAACGGTGCGCTATCTGGTAGCCAATAAATCGCGGCTGGCCTCGGACGCCTTGTTCGATGGCGATGAGAAGAAGGCGGCGCTGTTGATGACAACGCCTGTGCTTAGCCGTGATCGCGCGCAGGACCGCGAGCGAGCCAGGGGCGCCAAGCGCTACGCCAGAACGCGCGTCGTTTATGCGCGCGAGCTAGATAAAATGCATGACTGGGCCACGGTGAAATAAATGGGCATCGAATTCGGCAAGAACGCGCGCAAGCAGATCACGCGCGGGGACATGGTCGCGTCCTTCCAGTACGTCAACGGCGAGGAAAGCCTGTGCCTATGGCGGCTCGGCGCGCTCGGCAGCCCCTTGGCGCTCAGGAACGATGGTGCGGTGGTGATAGGGCTCTCGGCTGCGTACAAGTACACGGAAGACGACTACCTGGTGCGGCAGTCGACCAAGTTCGCCAAAGTCATGGGCTTTGGCCGCTCGAAGTTTTCGGCCTATCGCATCGCCTCGTTCATCCAGGACATGCTTATTGAGCTGCTGACGATGCAGCCCGAGCCGATCGAGGCCAAGCCCGAAGACAAGGCGGAGGTCGCTGTGCGCGACAAGCACGTTAGCCTGGTGTTCCATTGATCGAGAATACTGGCCCCGGCCCGCGCACGGCCTCGCTCGACATCATGGCCGGTACGGCCAACACGCGCACGTCGACGGCGCTGGAAAGCGAGCCGGCGCAGAAGCGGCTGCGGCAGCTCGAGGAGTGGCTGGAAGTTGAGCAGATCCGGCAGGCGCCGAATCGCTACCAGATGGCGATAGACGAGGATTTCTACGACAACCTGCAAATCTCGGACGACGACGCCGAAGCGCTGATAAGCCGCGGTCAGGCACCGCTGGTCTACAACAAGATCGCGCCCGCGATTCGGTGGGTGACGGGGACCGAAAAGCGCACGCGGATCGATTTCAAGGTGTTCCCACGCTCGTCGAATGATCGCAACGGGGCCGAGAACAAGACCAAGGTTCTGAAATACATCGCTGACGTCAACAAAAGCCAGTACGCGCGGTCGCGGGCTTTCGCTGATGCCGTCAAAGTTGGCCTGGGATGGCTGGAATGCGGTCTGCGGGCCGATCCGACCAAGGAATTGATCTTCGACCGGCACGAATCGTGGCGAAACCTGTTGTACGACTCACACGGCATCGAAACTGACGGCACCGACTGGCGGTACGTGTTCAGGCAGAAGCACGTTGACCTCGACGTGGCCGAATTGCTCTTCCCGGAGACGGTGGAAGCCATTCGGGCCGCTTCGACCTACTCGGACATGGTCGATTGGCAAGAAAACGATCTGTGGTACATGGGCCAGTATCTCAGCGCGCGCCAGCCGGATGGCCTATCGGCCGCGATTGGGCGCCGCACGTTCGTTGATTCCACGGCGAGCAGCTTCAACCGTCGCTCGCGGGTGCGCCTGATCGAAGCTTGGTATCGGATGCCCTGCAAGTGCTCGCTGATCGTAGGCAGCGGTCTGCACGGCACGATTTTCGATCCGAACGACGATTACCACGTGTGGCTGATGCAGCAGCGGGCGGCCAGCGTCATCGAGCGGGTGTCGATGCGCGTGCGTTGCGCGATTTTCGTCCGCGGCACGCTGTTGCAGGACGTGATGAGCCCGTACCGGCACAACGAGTTCCCGTTCACGCCTATCTGGGGCAACCGTCGCGGGCTCGACAACGCGCCCTACGGGATGATCCGGGGGATGCGCGACCCGCAGGAGGACTTCAACCGGCGGATGAGCAAGGCCCTGTTCTCGCTCTCGGCCCGGCGCGTCATCATGGACCGGGGCGCGCACGAAGACCTGGAAGTGATTCGGGAAGAAGCGGCAAGGCCCGATCCGGTGTTCGAGATCAAACCAGGGGCCCGGTTCGAGTTGCACACGGACATCGACATCGCCGAGGCGCACTTGGAGTATTCGCGCATCGACGAACGCATGATTCAGGACACGTCGGGCGTCGTCGACGAGTTGATGGGACGCAAGACCAATGCGATCTCGGGCAAGGCGATCGAGGCCAGGCAGGACCAAGGCTCGACGGTCACTACCGACTACTTCGACGCCCTGCGGCTCGCGGTCCAGCTCCACGGGCAGAAAGTGCTCTCGCTGGCCGAGCAGTTCTACACCGAGAAGAAAGACATTCGCGTCATCGGCGAGCGCAAGGGCTACGACTTCCTGACCATCAACGAACCGGGCATCGACAAGAACACCGGCCAGCCAACGTTGCTGAACGACATCACCAAAGACCAGGCCGATTTCGTCGTCAGCTCCCAGGACTTCCGCGAGTCGGCAAGACAGGCAGCCTACGACCGCATGATGGACATGGTGACGAAACTTCCACCGGAGATCGCCATCAAGCTGCTTGACGATGTGCTCGAGTTCGCCGACCTGCCTGGCGCGGAAGCGATCATCCAGACCATCCGCGAGATCAACGGCAAGCCGCCGCGCGACAAGCAACTCACGCCCGAGGAAGAGGCCCAGATACAGGCACAGAAGCAGCAGCAGGCCCAGAAACAGGCCTTCGCCGAGCAGTTGGCGGTCAAGCAAGCGCTGCTTACAGTCGAGACTCAGGCCGCCACGGTGAAGAAGCTCAACGCCGAGGCCGACGAGATCATGGCGCAAGCCAGTGCCGTTGGGGCCAACAGCGAAGTCAAGGCGCAGATGGAGCAGAAGGTGCAGCAGATCCGCACTGACACCGCCAAGCTGATCGCCAATCTCACAGACCAGGTGCGGCAGGCGCAGATGAAGGCCGCTGACCGTTCGGCTGAGATCGACGCCAAGGTCAAGGCCGACATTGCCGTCTCTGCGGCTGATGCTGACGGCAAGGTGCGTGTGGCCGAAGTGAATGCCGACGCTGAACTCGAGCGCGAACGCCTGCGCGCGGAAAGTGCGGAGAAGATCGCCGCGCTCGAAGCTGACAACCGCACCAAGCTCGAGGCCTTGCAGGGCGAACTGGGGATTCTGCGGGTCGAGTTGCAAGCCATGGGCGCCGCCAAGAACGAGGCCCAGCAACAGATGAAGGACATCGCTGCAACCGCGGACAGGCGTGTGCAGGAAGCGGCGGCGGCCAAGGAAAGCGCGGCGCAGGCTATGCCGACGCAGCCGGCGCCCACGGTGATCGTCCTGCCATCAGAAAACGGCGGCGAGACGCACCGGCAGATCGAGTTTCAGACGGGCCCAGACGGGAAGATCAAAGGGGCTTCGATGACGGAGAAGAAGGCTGGTGGGAAACCGCCAAAAGCAGGCTCGAAAGCCTGACTGACGAAGTAGCAACCGGGCGCCAGTGGCGCATTCCATGAACCCGCTCCGGCGGGTTTTTTCATTTCGGAGACCGAACCATGGGCAATCGCTATGTGGTAGCACGGCAAAACATCACGCCGACGGCAGCGAATGACGTTTTTCAATTCCTCAGCCTGGCTTCACGCCGGATGCGGATGATCCAGGTCAGCATTGGTGGCCTGGGCTCGTCTTCGGCCGCGCAACAGTTCCTCCTGGGGCGCGCCACTGGCGGCACCACGCCGGGCGGCCCGATCGTCCCGGACAAGTTCGAACACAACGATCAGCCGGCAGCCGTCACCGTGGTCAACACGACCTGGTCGGCGCAACCGACGATGGGCACCAATTACGTGGTCCTCGGCTGGAATGCACTTGGCGGCTCGATCATCTGGAATGCGCCGGCTGGCGGCAATAAGTTTGAGGCGCGCAACGCTGAATTCCTTTCCCTGCGTGCACTTACTTCCGGGGTGACGTACCAAGCCTGCTCGGTAAGCGCGATCTTCGAAGAAGATTGACAAGGGTAGGGTGTGCCGCTCGCTTGGAAGGACCGGATCAAGGTCGCCTCTGCGACGACCGGCACTGGCACGCTTACGCTCGGCGCGGCTGCGTCTGGATTTCAGACGTTCGCGGCGGGTGATGATGCGAAGTTGTTCGCGTATGTGATCGAGGACGGGACGGCGTGGGAGACGGGGTACGGGACGTACACGCACGCCGGGACTTTGTTCGCACGCACGACGCGGACAGATTCCAGCACGGGCGCTGCGATCAGTTGCAGCGGCGCGGAAAACCTGTTCGTCGATCTGGTCAGCAACATTGCGGATACCGCGAACCTTGCCGCGCAGGCGATCACTCCGGGCGGGCGGTTGACTCTCGAAACCGGCGTCCCAGTTTCGACGACGGATCAGGCCGCAAAGACGAGTATTTTCTATACGCCCTACGTCCACAACATCATCAATTTGTGGGACGGCAACATTTGGAAATGCATTACGTTCAGCGAAGTGACGTTGGCACTCGGCACGCTTACCAGTGCCAAGCCATACGATGTGTTCGGTTTCTTGAATGCGGGGGCGCTGAATACCGAATTGCTGGCATGGACGAGCGACACGGCACGCGCAACAGCGGTGACGTTTCAGGACGGGCGCTACTGCAAATCCGGAGACAAGACGCGCTTGTTGTTGGGCACGTTCTACACGACGGCAACGACGACCACGGAGGACAGTGAGAAGAATCGTCTTGTAGACAACATTTACAACACGGTTCTTAGGCGCTGCACAGTTACCGATAACACATCCCACACGTACAATAGTGCAACGGTACGATCATGGAACAATACGTCTACCGCAAGGTGCCAGATCATATGTTCATTCAGCAAGGCTGCGGCAGTGGCGACGCGAATCAACAACACTACCGCTGCAAATGGCGCCCAAGCTACGGGCATGGGGATTAACTCCACTACTGCGTTTGATTCGCCAACAAAAACGATAAATAATGCCGCCACCGCCCTTGCATTTGCTTTTGGAGGGGGTGGTCATTCTGTTCTACCGCTTGGTTTCAGTTTCATTCAGGCGCTTGAGCAAGAGTCATCGGCGCTTGTCAGCACCTTTGCTTTTATCAGTATATTTATTGGGGTGCCTCAGTAATGGCAATTACCGAAACCAATCTAGCGCGTTTGCATACCGCGATTGTTGCGGCAGGCGTTGTGATCTCTGGGGTATCCATCGCAGGAGAAGTTACGCCGCCTTCATTGCAGGCAGCGGCGCAGCCGACGATTGATGCCTTCGATGGGTCTGCTGCCTCCGATGCGACCTTTGGGGCGCAACAAGCCAAGACTGCGGCAACGGCGGGCATCGACAACGGCCAGTTGATCGGTGGCAGCATGGAAGAGCGGCTGATTCGTGCTCTCGCGCTCGTCGTGTTGGACGAAGTGAATATTCTCCGCGCGGCGGTGATACCGGCGCTCACGGCCCGCACTACGGCGCAGGTAGTAAACGCGATCAAGGCGAAGATCGCCGCGACGGCGGAGTAAATGGCGCTCGGCTATAGGCCGCTCGCCGGTGCGCCTCTTGCTTCGCACCCGGTCGCTGCGGCCGTCTACCAGTACGCTCGTCCTGCATCTGACATTGCGGCGGGCGGGTGGTTGCCGAGTACCGGAGTCGATCTGTACGCGATGATTGACGAGGCCGCTGCGGACGATGCGGATTACATCTATTCCTCGGAGAATCCTGCCGCTGCGGTCAATTTGCTGACCGCTTCAAATGCGTTTGACGATGCTGTGTGGCTCGCAAACCACACGGTTGTCTATTCCAATGTTGCTGTTGCTCCTGATGGTTCCATGACCGCAGATAAGGTATGCCCGGACAATACTTTTTCAGCCGGCGGTTACTATCTCAGGCAGGACGTAACGAAAACAGGGAGCACCTACTACACCAACTCAATGTACGCCAAAGCTGCCGAGTACGATATATGCAGCCTTGCCACAATGGATGCTGGCTCTTTTTTGGCAACCGCCACATTCGACTTGACCAATGGCATCTATGCCACGTCCGGCAAGGGATCGGCTTCCATGACGGCAGTTGGAAGCGGGTGGTATCGGTGCACATGGACGGTGCGGACTCAGGTCGGAGGGGCGGCGGCCGACTACTTCTACACAAAAAACATTACCGGGGACAACGTTTCCGGCGTTTACTTTTGGGGCGCTCAGGTAAGCCTTGCCCCAAGTGCGCAACAGTTTGAAGTGTTGCTTAGCGCAACCAACAAACCAGCCGCAGGGAGCAGCATGACAGCGAATGTGCGCCTGCAAGCGGTAAATCTGGACACCTATTTCGACTTGAACTTGCTGGAAGGGACGACGGTGCGCGACTCATGGACTGAACTTGTGACACCGGCACAGGGCGCGGTTACTCGCACTCGGACAGTGGCCTCGGCAATCGTTGATCCAATCGCAAATTTCGCTGACCTGCGTGTGCGCGGGACGGCGCGGGAGTAGTCGATGGCAGATCAGTATGTCCAGGTATCCCCGGACAGCAGTGGCAAAAAGATCGAGGTCAGCGAGATCACGCGCAGTGACGGCGTCGTGGTGGAGCGGCAGCGGGTGGTGCTGGGCGACGCATCCCTGCCGTCCGCGTTGGCGAATGTAGACCTGAGTGGTAATCTACAGGTCCACTCCGACGCGCTGCTAACAGTGTTGTCACAGATTCTCGGGCAACTGCGCCTAATGAACCTTCAGTTGTCGCTCATGTCGGGACAGACAATGTACGATCCGGCTGCTGCAATAGACATTTTCAACTAGGAGAAACACATGGGCATCCCCATCCAAGGGCAAGTTGGCGTCCAGCAACTTCAAGACGGCGCGGTTCAAACGCTGCGTCAGGGCCGCTCCGCGGAACTGATTTCAAGCCAACTGCACGGCAGGTATTTTGAGCAAACTTTGCGCGGTGGACTGTACAGCACTGGTTCCGGCGTCACGGCCCTGTCTGCCAACACGATTACCCTGACGTCGACGACGACACCCATTGTTGGCGTGTGGAATCCGTCGACGTCACTGGTCAATCTCGTGATCCTCCAAGCGAGTTTGACGGATCGCATCAATAACATTACGTCGGTCGATCTAGGGGGCTTCGTCTGGGCGGCGTCTGGCGGTAATGGCGCGATCACGACGGGCAGCGCGCCGTTCAACCGACGTACCCTCGTCGCCGCCGGCTCTTCGGCGAAGGCGTTCCCCGGAGGCGTTGCCCTCACCGGCTTGACCAACAGTCTCGTGGTGTTCGAGGGTGCCGACTTCCCCGTGGCGTCCGGACTGCTCACGACTACGGTTGCCGTAGCCACGCCTACCCCGAGCGTCGTCGGCGTGCAGTTTTTTGATGGCTCGCTGATTGTGCCGCCCGGTGGCGTGCTGGCGCTGCTCAACACAACGTCAGTGACCACGCACAGCGTCACTTCTCGGCTGATGTGGGAAGAAGTTCCGGCCTGAGTTTCATCTAGCGTGAGGGCATAAACCCATGCTTCTCGCGCTGCTGTCGCTCTACTATCCGCGCGTAGGGCGGGTCACATGGATCCAACTCGGTGTACCGATACCGGATCCGGCGTCAGCGGAAGGCAGCCTCTTCCACACCTATCCAGATGATACGGAGTGGCAAGAAGAAGAGGAAACGGAACCATGCCAGGGTAGTTTGATCTTCGACGCAGCCGTTGCGGCGGCCGTTGACTACATTCCTCCTGTAGCCGAGGCCGAAGAAGAGCCAGAACCGGAAGAAACCGACGCCTGGACGCCGCAGCTATTCGATCCGTGGTCGACGGTAGATGCCATCGCCGCTTTCGTCAACGACGAGATCGACGAGGAGGAAAGCACCGAAGATTGGGCGCAGTCGCCGATCTTCGATCCGTTCCCCATCGTTGCCAGCATTGGTGATGACGAGTTTGACGCCGAAAGCGAGTCCGAAGACGCTACGGCCGCCGTTTTCGATCCGTTATCGACCGTCGACGCAATCGCCGCGCCACAGGAGGATCCGGCAGAAGACGAAGAAGCGACCGAAGATTGGATCGGCCGCGTCGAGGACGTTGCTGGCGCCGCGGCTGATTTCGTAACCGCGACCATTGGCGACGATGCCGACGAAGACGAGGCAACCGAAGATTGGGTAGGTTGGGTCGAGCAGGTCGTCGCGGCGGCGCAGGACGTCATCAGCACGACGTTGGGCGATGAGCAGGATGAGGAAGAGTCCACCGAGGACGCGCAAAGCGTCTGGATCGATCCTGCGGGCCCGCAACCTGACTTCATGGCCTGTGTTTCGGCCGATGAAGATGAGGCGGAAGAAACAGCGGAAGACTGGACCGGCAGAGTCGAGGGCGTAGTCGCTGCGGTTCAGGATGTTGTCGTAGCAACGCTTAGTGACGAACAGGACGAAGAAGAAAGCACGGAAGATTGGGCGCAAGGCACCCCGCCCGATCTGAACGACCCGATCGCGTCCACGATCGCCGACGAAGATGAAGGCGATGAGGCTGCCGATGACTGGATAGCGGCGCTTCCAGACGATTTCTCCACGGTCGACGCGATCTCCACGACCAGCGGCGAAGAGCTGGATGAGGAAGAGGGGACGGAAGATTGGAGGCAGGATCCGGTCTTCGACGAGTTTGCGCCGCCGGCTACCGCTGCCGACGAAGGTGACGAGCCAGAGGACGACGAAGGCTTCGCTGCGCAAATATTCGAGCCGGCCCCGATCCCGGCGATTGACCCGATCGCCTTCGTCTTCGAGGAGCTGCTTGACGAAGAAGAAGCCACCGACGACTGGTGGCCGACGATCTTCGATCCGTCCATCGACGTCATCCAAACGACGGATGCCGATCCGATCGAGGATGAAGAGTCCACCGACGATTGGACGACGGGACCGCTGCTCGATGCGCCGGTCTACTTCGACTACGTCGAGCAAGGAATAGACGAGCCGATCGAGGAAGAAGAGGCGACTGACGATTGGTCGCCGATCATCTTCGACGAGGCAGCGCCGGCCGTAATTCCGCCGCCTCTGCCTGAGCCCGCACCAGCAGGCGGTGGCGGAGAGCCGACCCCGCGCAAACGCGATGGCCGAGCGATACCTGGCGGCAAGCCGCGACACGCGCTCGAGCTTGGGCTGTCGCGGGACACGACCTACGACATCGCCAAACGACTGGCCGAGGCCGATGCCAAGGCGGAGAAGGCGAAGCCACCGAAGAAGCAGAAACAGATACCCCCCGCCGAGAAGTACGCTCCGGCGAGCGTCGACAGTGGATCGGCGCTCGCCGCGGCGACTGAGATCGCGGCGCTCAAGGAAGAACGCGATGCGCTGCTAGAGAAGATTGCCGTGCTGGAACACAACGTCGAAGCACTCAAAGTGCTCCTGACACTGCTTTGATCTCAACCAGGAGGCGGCGCATGAAGCTGCCGAAAGTACACGTCGTCATAGATTTCAACGGGCCGCGCGTCTGTCTCTATCCAGAGATGGATAACGGTGAGTTGACGTTCAACGCTGCCTATAGGGGTAGCACATTCAAAGGAGTAACGAAAATGCTGCTGCGAGATGATTTCAAGGTAACTCTCTTTGTCGCCCCGGTCGACAAGTTCGGCAACCCGGCAACCATTGACGGTGCTGCCGTGTGGGCTTCCTCGGATGAAACGGTGGCAACGGTTGTGCCTTCGGCCGACTCGCTCTCATGTGACGTGCTGCCGGTCGGCAAGGTGGGCTCGGTGCAAATCAGCGCAACCGCCGATGCGGACATGGGTGACGGTATCAAGCCGGTATCCGGGACCATCGACATCGAAGTCGTTGCCGGCGAGACCGTCAGCATGGGCGTTGCCGCTGGCGCGCCGGTCCCAAACCCTTGATGTTTGACCCGTGGGGCGGATTAGCGTCGAGCCGCTGGTCGCGCTACTCCGCTACCACGGTGGCGTCGGAGATTATGGCGACTCTTTCGCGTTTTCTTGCACGTGTTGCTTCCACGGCGAAGAAGCTCACATTTCGTGCGCACAAGGCACTTTCACGCCAGAAATCTACCGGGCCATAGACGAATCCCTGCGGGGAATGGGGATCACTCGCGCAGTGTGGGAGCGGATAGGTGACGGCAAGGTGCGCAGGGTAACGGTAGGGCAACCAAAGGAACAAGCGATGGCAAACGACCTGACGATGTACTGCGAAATCAAAAAGCAAGATGGGCGCCTGTTTTACAAGGGCGCCAATACCTTCGCCGGAATCGACGCAAATGGATTGGCGGTGTTCCAGAGAGGCCTGAATGACATTGCCGGTCTTGTCAAAACTGGAGCTGGGGCGCCCGGCAAGGCCTACAACGTGTCACTCGATTTTATCGCCGTCGACTCGGATGCCGGCGGGGTCGTTGTCGCTAGTAATCCGATATTGATCCAGGCGGTTCCTTACCACCATATTCTAAAAATAGAAGAGAAATTGATGCACTACGGTCTCCAGCTTGGGTCGATGGGGCGCCAATCGCAACAAAACAAGCACAAGAACGATCACAAGAGATGATCGATCCGGTAACGCTCCATGCGCTGTCGCTACTGTGGGTCATGGTCGCCGTCTATGTTGGCGCAGCGGCTTCGATCCACTTCTTAGGCGAGTTCATGCGCGACTGGTTGGGCTGACTTTTAAGGAGAAAAAGCATGTCAATTGAAGGTATGTCGGACGCGGAAGTCTCGCTACTTACCCCAGAGGAACGCGCGGCACTCGAAGACACAACGACCGACGCCGCGCAGATAGACGACGCGGAGAAGAAGGCTGCGTTGGCGGCCGAGGGTGACGTAATTGATGACGAAGAAGAGGCGGTAGAAGCTGCCGCAGCCGGCGATGCGGGCGAGGCCGAACCGGCTGACGCAAAAGTCGCAACCGACAAGGCCAAAGCAGAGTCCACGGCCAAGGTTGACCACGCGGTCGATGCAGAAGCTAAGGACCGGGGATTTGTGCTGAACATGCCTACCGGAGAAGCCCGCGATTACGACGCCGAAGCAGCAGCGACGGTCAAGAAATACGAAGAAGGTGAGTTGGAAGAAGCTACCTATCACAAGATCATGCGCGATATCTCCGTCGCACAGAGTCAATTCGTGAATGCGGAGGCCATCAACAAGGCTGTTCAGGATGGAATCTGGGCACATGAACAGAAGCGTTTTTTCAAGACGCATGGACAGTACAAACAAGGAAGTTTGCTGTATGCAGGTCTGATGCAGGCGGTGCTTCTGGAAGGGCAGATAGACGGCGTTGATGATCTTACCGGCGATGAGCTGCTCGAACGCTCACACAAGCGAGTGATGATGGAATACGGCCAGAACCCGCCTGGCGCAACCGTTGTGAAAGACGACACACCACCCAAGAAGGCGGGCGAGGACAAGGCGCGTGCGATGGCACCGAAGACGTTGGGCGAGATCCCGGCGGCGGATTTGCCAGATGTCGGCGGCGATCGCTTCGCGCATCTCGACAAGCTCACGGGCATCCCGCTTGAAAATGAGCTGGCCAAGTTTGGTTCCGCTGATGAGGAAGCGTATCTGAGAACGAGAGCGTAAGTCGGTGCTAAAGCTCGATTTGCGCGTGGGCGAGGGGGTAGACATCGACTCCGGTCGTGTCATCGTCCGCGTAGAAAGCAAGTCGGGGCAGAAAACTCGTCTCAGTTTCGAGGCGATGAAGGAGGTTCAAATTCGGCGGCTTGCCGCAATACCACCGCCCACGTCGTTTGTGCGTAGGCAATTGGGCAGGCCCGAGTAGCCTCTAAAGAGGCTTGGTGTCGCGCAGGAGTGCGACTTCGTTCACTAGCGAAGGAGCACTCACATGGCAAAGACTGTCATCGGTCTAAATGATCCGAAAGCTGTCAAGCGGTTCAGCGGAATGCTGGCCGTAGACATGGCCCGCAAGTCGTATTTCAACAAGAAGTTCATGGGCGTTGGCGAAACATCGTCCATGCCAATCCAGGTGCTCACGCAACTGGAGAGCGATGCTGGCGAACAGATCACCTACGATCTCTCCGTGCAACTGCGGATGCAGCCGATCGAAGGCGATCAAGTGCTGGAAAGCCAAGAAGAGGACCTAAAGTTTTACACGGACCAGGTCTACATCGACCAACTGCGGGTCGGCGTCAACACCGGTGGACGCATGTCGCGCAAGAAAACGCTGTACGATCTGCGCCAGATCGCCAAGCGGCGCGAATCGGAGTTGTGGGCCAGGGCGTTCGATGAGCTGTTCTTCATGTACCTGTCTGGCGCGCGTGGCGTCAATTCGGACTACATCTTTCCGCTGACCTACACCGGCTTTGCCAACAATTCGCTGGTGGCGCCGGATTCTCCGGATCACATCCTGTATTCCGGTGCGGCCACGTCGAAGGCTACTTTGGTTGTCGGCGACAAGCTCTCTCTGGCCTCGATCGACCGCTTGGTGGCCAAGGCCAACATGATGGGCGGTGGCGTGCAGGGCACGCCGCAGATCCAGCCGATCATGGTCGATGGCGAAGAGCATTACGTGCTCTGCATGACGCCGTGGGATGCGTTCAACCTGCGCACGTCAACATCGACCGGCCAGTGGCTCGACATCCAGAAGGCGGCGGCGACCAAGACCGGCCTCGATTCCCCGATCTTCAAGGGCGGCCTCGCCATGTACAACAACGTGGTCCTGCATCAGCACAAGGCGGTGATCCGCTTCACCGACTATGGGGCCGGCGCCAACCTCGCCGCCAGTCGGTCGCTGTTCCTGGGCGAACAGGCGGCGGTGTGCGCCTTCGGCTCACCGGGGACGGGTCTGCGCTTCGACTGGCACGAGGAAACGCGGGACAACGGCAACCAGGTCGTGATCTCGACGTCCACCATCTGCGGCATGAAGAAGACCACGTTCAACTCCAAGGACTACGGAGTGATCGCGGTCGAGTCCGCAGCGGCCGATCCGGGCTGATCTCGGGTTGTACTGACGGCAACGGTCGCTCTCGGGCGACCGTTTTCATTCCAGCACCGAAAGGAGTTTCATCATGGCGTACTACGCAACGAACGAGATCACGGGCAGCACGGCTGCCGCCGCTCTCACGGGCATTCAGGCGCTCCGGCATTCTTCGGTGATTTCCACGGAAGCGGGCGATGTCGAGTCCGTGACCGGGACGATCATCTTCGCGTCCGGCGTCAACCTGGCGATCAATGATGTGATCGAACTGGCCGTGCTGCCGGCCGACCACGTGCCGCTCGACTTCATCTTGTCGAACGACGACTTCGACAGTGCCGCCCTCATCACCATCAAGCTCGGTCTGATGACGGGCGCGGTGGGTGACGCTGGGCGCGCGATCGGCACGGTCGGGGTGGAAGGCATCGCCTCCGGTTCTACGCTGTTGCAGGCGGCGGCTTACACCCGCTGCGCACTGGCGACCTTCCAGCAAATCGCGCCGAGCACTACCGCGGATCGCTCGATCGGCATAGGAATCGTGGCGGCACCGACCAATCCGGCGACCATCAGGCGCTTGGACTTCCAGCTCTTCTATCGGGCAGCGCGGTACGGCGCCTAAGCAGTCAGCGGCTTGAAGGAGAAAACGAATGGCGTACTACGCAACCAATGAAATAACGGGCTCGACGACCGCCGTCGCACTGACGGGCATTCAGACCCTTCGGCATTCGTCGGTAATCTCCACCGAAGCGGGCGATCTGGTGGAGGTTACCGGGACGATCATCTTTGCGTCCGGCGTCAATCCGGCGATCAACGACTTAATCGAGTTGGCGGTGCTTCCTGCTGACCACGTGCCGGTCGATTTCATCCTTTCCAATGATGATTTCGACTCTAACGGCACGCCGACGATCACCATCAAGCTCGGTCTGATGACGGGAACGGTCGGCGATGCGGGTCGAGTGTTAGCGACAGTGGGGGTGGAAGGCATCGCCTCTGGCAGCACGCTGTTGCAGGCTCCTGCCTACACGCGCTGCGCACTGGCTACATTCCAGCAAATCGCGCCCTCCACCTTGGTGGATCGCTCGATCGGTTTGGGCATTGTGGCGTCCGCGGCGACCAATCCGGCAACGATCAGGCGCATCGACTTCCAGCTCTTCTATCGGGCAGCGCGGTACGGCGCCTAAGCGGTCTTGGTAACGTAATTGGACTGGCCTTCTGGTCGGTCCATTTTTTACGGATGAGGTAGCCCATGCGTGCGCGTTTCATTCAGACTGTGTCGCCGTTCAAGGGCGGCACCAAGATGACCTATGGCGGCAAGTTTTACCACTTCTTGCCGAACGAACTCGGGGACTACGTGGCCGAGGTTTCCGACGAGCAACACTACGACGCCATTCTGTCGATTGGCGCCGGTTATAGGCCCTATTCCGACATCAGGACAGAGGCCGCGGCGGCAGCGGTGCAAGCGCGGATCGACGCCGATACCGCGTTGCGCACGGCGGCCGAGACCAGGAGCAACGGTGTAGAGGCCATCAAGACCGATCGCATGGCAGCAGCGCGCGCGGCCAAGGCGGCGAAGAAAGCGACCACGGTTGACGACTGATGGCTACGTTCCAGGCCGTTCTCGACCGGCTGCGGCCGACGCTGAACGACACCGACAAGGTTCGCTATCCCGATCCTGAACTGTTGGCCTATGCGCTAGATGGACTGCGCGAGACCTGCGTGCTGCGGCCTGATCTGTTCACGGTCACGGGTGCCATAACCTGTGTGGCGGGCGTCGAGCAAACGATTGTCCCGAATGGCTGGTTCGTGATCGACGTCTATGGGGTCCAGAACGGGGGCGCCATCACTTACGCCGACTTCGACACCTTTCGTGCCTACCGGGCCGGCTGGCGCACGGACCCAGCCGGGCCCGCGGTGCACTGGATGCGCTTTCCGGCTGATGCCAGCAAGCAACCGAACAACAGGTTCTACGTCTATCCCAAGAGCCTCGCCGGCCAGCTCCTCGACGCTTCGTGGACAGAGTTGAACACCACCGCTCTGACCATCAACAGCACCATCCCCCTCAACGAGCAGTACGAGCCCGCCTTGGAGTCCTACGTGATCTTCCGCGCAGAATCGAAGGACGACGAGTTTGTGGTGACGCCGCGAGCCGCACTCTTCCGCGCCGCTTTTGAAACATCACTCGGCACTGGTGCTGCCAGTGAAATGGTGAAGCAATGAGCAAAGACTGGTCGACCTTTCTGCCTGATGTGCTGCCGGAAGTGAGCACCTGTCCCTTGGTGCTGGCGTTGTGGGCCGTGCGCGATACCGCGATTCGCTTCTGTGTCGACAGCCTGATCTGGCAGGAAACGCAGACGCCCTACAACCTGACGTCGAGTCCGATCACCTACGATTTCGTCACGACGTCAGGGTCTCGCGTGGCGAAGATCGTCCAGGCACAAATTTCTGCACGTCAGATTACCGTGCTTACGCCAGAGAGCCTTGACCGCTTGTTCTACGGTTGGCGCAACGGGATCACGGGCACGCCCGACACCGTGGCGCAGGTCGAGACGACCAAATTTGCGGTCGTTCCACGGCCGACGGGAACTGCCTCGCTCATTCTGACCGTGGCCTTGCAGCCCACCCGCGATTCGACCCAGGGGCCCGACTTCCTGTTCGACGATTACTACGAAGACCTAGCTGCGGGTGCTAAGTCGCGGTTGATGCTCATGCCGGAAGCGGAATGGGCCAATCCCCAACAGGGAGCGATCTATGCGGCGACGGCTCATCTCCGCTCGCAAGAAGCGCGGGAGCGCAACAAGTCGGTCTTCGTGCGCAAGAAGGCGTAATGGCAGCCAACTGGACGTCTTTCCTGCCCGGCATCTTGCCCGAGGTCGAAACGTGCCCGATGTTGGTGGCGCAATGGGCGGTACGGGAAACGGCGATCAAATTCCTGGCCGACACGAAGATCTGGCAGGAGACGCAAGCGCCATACACGATTACGTCCACCCCGCTCAGTTACGAGTTTGTAACGGCGACCGGGTCGCGCGTGGCACAGATCATGGCGGCGCAGGTCAATGGCCTGGAACTCGACATCCTGACGCCAGAGCGTTGCGACGAGGTCTACCAGAATTGGAGAACCGGACGGACCGGCACGATCGAAGCGGTGACGCAGATCGGGCCCGATGCATTCAGTGTCGTGCCGCAACCTGTTGCCACCACGTCCTTGCTGCTGATGGTGGCTCTCCAGCCGACGCGCGATGCCATTGATGGCCCGGACTTCTTGTTCGACGACTACTACGAAACGATCTGTCTGGGTGCTAAGTCCAGGTTGATGCTGATGAACGAAGCAGAGTGGGCAAATCCGCGCCTGGCCGCGATCTACGGCGAGATGGCGGCCGATCAACTGGTGCAGGCGCGCTCTCGTAGAAACCGCGCGTTTGGACGAGCAGTGACGCGAGTGCGAGGGCAATTCCTATGACAACGCCGTGGACGTCTTACCTTCCCAACGTGCTGCCCGAGGTCGAGGCGTGCCCGCTGCCGCTCGCCACCTGGGCGATTCGGGACGCGGTCATCCGCTTCTGCACCGAGTCGGAAATCTGGCAGGAGACGCAAGCGCCCTACACCGTCACTTCGACCCCGGTATTGATCGCCTTCGTGGTGACGGCCGGATCCCGTGTATCGCGGATTGTCGAGGCGCAGATTTCCAGCCGGGAATTGGCGGTCATCGCTCCGGAAACGGCGGATCGGCTGTTCTACGGCTGGCGTAACGGCGTGGTGGCGAGACCCGAAGCTGTCTCACAGGTGCAGACGGACAAGTTCTCAGTGATCCCGCAACCAACGAGCAGTTCGTCCCTGATCTTGACCGTGGCCTTGCAGCCCACGCGCGATTCGATCGACGGACCCGACTTCTTGTTCGCCGACTACTACGAGACGATCTGCGCCAAAGCAAAGGCCACGCTGATGCTGATGGCCGGTGCGAAGTGGTCGAATCCCCAACAGGCGGCGGTCTACACGATGATGTTCGGCAAGGATGCACGTGATGCCAAAGACCGCAACCAGAACGTATTCGAGCTGCGTGGAGCGGGGAACGCGGCGTGAAAGACTGGACTCTATTTCTGCCGAGCGTGCAACCAGAGGTTGCGGCCTGTCCTCCGCCGATCGCTATTCAGGCGATCCGCGACACGGCGATCGACTTCTGTGCCGAGAGCAAGATTTGGCAAGAGGTCCAGCCGGCCTATTTCCTGACCCCGGGGCTGGTGTCCTATCCGCTCGAGGCCGACGCTGGCACGCGTGTCTACCAGATCGTCGAGGCTCAGGTGGCGGGGAGAGAGCTGGGCGTGCTCACGCCAGAGACGTGCGATCGCCTGTTCCACGGCTGGCGGTTGGGTCTTGCCGGCACACCCGAGGCGGTCACGCAAATGCAGCCGGAAGAATTCTGCGTTTTGCCGCAACCGACAGTGACGACGCAACTCATTCTCACCGTCATCCTGGGCCCGACACGTGACTCGACGCAGGGGCCTGATTTCCTGTTCAACGACTACTACGACGCGCTGTGTTCTGGGGCCAAGGCTCGGCTGCTGCTGATGCGCGGAACGATCTGGGCGGATCCGCAGCAAGGGCTGGCGTATGCCGCGGTGGCGGCGAACGCCATCACCAGGGCCCGCGAGCGCCGCACCTCCGTCTTTGGCCAAGGGAGCAAAGCATGAGTTCAATTATCGACGTGGTGAAGGGCGACACGCTGCCCGATCTCCGCTTCGCCCTGGTCGACGGCGATACTTCGCTGCCGATCGACCTGACCGATGTCTCAAGCGCGGCGATGCTGGTGCGAATGCCAGGCACGATCACGGTCTTGTTGACGGTGCCAGGTGCGCCGGAAAACCCATTCACCGGCGGCTATGTTCGTTTCGTGTGGCCGTTCGGCGGCCTGGACTCGCTCGCGGTTGGGCGCTACGAAGGACGAATCACGCTGTACCACGTTGGCGGCAGAGTGCAGACCGTAGCTCGGTCTGCCAACCTCAACGTGTTGGCCTAGTTGTTCCCCATGCGCCGCATGAGCGGCGCTACCCCCGGGCGCAGGAGTGCCTTTTCCCCAAGGAGAAAATGGCATGTCCTCGATGACCGACTTTCTGGAAAACAAGATCGCCGACCACCTTTTCCGGGCGACCTCCTACAGCAAGCCTGCAACGCTGTATTACGCCCTGTTCACCGTGGCCCCGTCCGATGCCGGCGGCGGCACGGAAGTCACGGGCGGCTCCTATGCCCGCGTGGCGGTGACCGTCAACGATACCAACTTCAACGGCACGCACGGCAATACCACGGGCGCCTCGAGCGGTACGTCCGGCGTCATCAGTAACGCGGTGGCGATCACCTTCCCCGCGCCAACGGCGAACTGGGGCACGGCTGTTTCGTGGGCCATCATGGATGCTGCCTCGGCCGGCAACATGCTGTTCGAGGGCGCGCTGCAAGCGAACAAGACCATCAATAACGGCGACGCAGCGCCGAGCTTCACGGCGGGCAGCTTCACGATGACGTTCGCGTAGGTTCGCCATGACCGACATGGTCGGAGCGGGAACGGCGTCGGCGACGCCGTTCGCAGCACTGACGGCGCTGATTCGCTGCGTTGCAGTGGCAACGGCCTCGGCTACGGCCGGGGCCAACCCCCTCTACGTCCCGATCTACCTTGCCAGCAATGTCCCCGCGGCGAGTGCCACTGCCAACACGCCGTCATTGTTGACGGCGATCAATTTGGCGGCGGCGGGGACGGCGTCTGGCATTGGCTACAACTCGTTCTCGATCCTCAATGCCAACGCGGTTACGTCGGCCATCGGTGCTGGCGCGATCACCACCGGCATCAACCTGGCGGCGGCGCCCACGGTCTCGGCGATCGGCTTTGGGGCCGTGCAGATCCCACTCAAGATCGCGGCCGATGGCGCGTTTTTCAAGGCGATCGGCATGGGGGCGCTGTTCACGCAAATCCCTCTGGTAATCGCACCGACGGCCTCGGCAATAGGCCTGGCGAGCCTCTACGGCGGGTTCTACAACGCCTTTGGCACCGTGACGGTCGTCGGGGCCGCGAGCCTCTACAACGGCTTCACGGTGGCGCTTGGAACCGCCAATGCGGTGGGTGCTGCTGCGCTGACGACGGGAATTCAACTTGGCGCGGTCGGACGAGCGAAAGCGCAAGCCGTGGGTTACCTCGCCGGCACCTTGACTCCCATCAACGCGGGCGCTGCGGCCTCGGCCACGGCGGGATTGGTCTGGCTGTCCACCCCAATCGATGCTACCGGCGATGTGCTCTCCGCTCGGATCGTGGCCATTGACAAACATCAGCGCGTAGTTGCGACGAGGGCTTGACATGGCGATCGAGGATAAAACAGATCAGGAAACGCAATCGATGCAGTTCTGGCACGTCGGGAAAGAGATTCCACTGGCGCTCATCGCGGCCGTGGTCGTCCAGACGGGGGGCTTCATCTGGTCGCTTTCCAGCCTGTCGAACAAGGTTGACAACCTGGTGGAGACGATCAGGGAAATCAAGCTGGAACGCTACACCAAGGACGATGGCCGACGCGATCGTGAATTGCTGATGCAGATGTTAGAAGTGCAGCGGCAGCGAGCCGGGGAACACGAACGCCGACTTTCGTCCCTCGAGGCGTCACAGGAAGTCGGCAGAAATCGCTCTCGATGATCGGCCTTAGCGACTATTACATGGGCCGCGACGTTGCTTATGCGAGCGAGTTGACGGACACGTTGCGCGCGAACGCGCAGATCACCGTCGATCGTGTCAACGCGCTGCTGGCAAAGTTCGGCGCGGAACGGGAAGTCACATCGGGCTGGCGCCCGGCATTGGTGAACGCAACCACGCCAGGCGCCGCACAGCATTCGAAGCACATGACCTGCCAAGCCTGCGACCTCGAGGACCACGATGGGAACTTGGACGACTGGGCGCTGGATAACCCGATTCTCGACTTGATCGGGCTGTGGCAGGAGTTTCCCGGCAGCACGAAAGGATGGTTTCACTGCCAAATTGTTCCGTATGCCTCATGGGTGCCTGGCAAACGCAGATGGTTCTACCCGTAACAGGAGCGATCATGAATGGTTCGATCTTTCGCTCGGCGGTCAAAGGTGCCGACGGCGAAGTGGACGCCGGGTATCTGGCTTTGTTCTGGATCATGGTGGCCGTCATCACCGCAATTCCGCTCCTGTTGGTCGTCGCTACGGTCAAGATGGTCCTCGACGCCGCCCACTCGTTCGATGTGCAAGCGATAGGCATTGGTATCGGCAGCGTTTGCACCGGCTTTGGCGTCGCGGTTGGTGCTGTCGGCGCCTTCCGCATGGGCGACAAACCGCATCCGTCAGTGGCGCCAAGTGTCGCGCCAGACCTCCTTCCTTCCGTTCTGCCTCCTCTGAGTTTGACTCCCTATGCCCGCCGCAAAAAAGCCAAAGCCCGCCGCTGAGTCACGAGCGCAACGGCTGCTGGCCTTCGCCAAGAGCCCGGTGCGGTCTGTCGTCTCATGGGTATCCATAGGCACGCTCTCAGTGTTCGTGGCTGCGGTGTACTTCGTAGAGGATCGGTATGCCCACGCGACGGACATGCGGCAGATGCGCGCCGACCTCACCAGCGGCCAGGAGATCAACCGTCTCACCACCGAAGTTGAGACGTTGAACTTGAAGATACAACTCCTCCGGGCCAATCTTTCGCAGATCACTTTCGCGCAGGGGCCGGTCACGCAGGACAGAAAGAAGGAAATGGAACGCATCGGTACCGACATCCGGGATGCGGGCATCGACCTCTCGGCGAAGAAGCAATTGTTGGACCGCATGAAAGCCGGGAAGTGATGCTGCACTTCCTGCCTGAGCCGTGGGTAATGGCGGCACTCGGGGCGAGCTTGTTCGTGGCCGCCGGCCTCATTGTCTGGCTGCTTCGCGCCTTCCAGCTTGCGATCTACGTGGCCTTGGCGGGAGCGGCAATGCTGCTGTGCTCGGCGGTCGCGCACGAGTACGAGGCCCGAGGGAGCGCAGAGGTACAGGTGAAGTGGGATGCGGACAAGGCGGAGCGGATCCGGCGCACGACGGAACTGACGCTCGAACTGTCGGGGAAACTCATGGCCGCGATGGATGCGGCGAAGAAAGCGGAGGCGACCAAAGATGCGACATTTTCTGCGCTACAACAACGCGCGACAGGCGTTGCCTCTGGTCCTGGCGTGCAGCTTGATAATGAACTTGCTCGGCTGCTCATCGAATCCGCCAGTGCAGCCAACAGCGCCCGTCCTGACTCCGGAACAAAAGCGGGAGCCGATCCCGTACCCGACTCCGCCGCAACCGCGGGCGGTATCTACGACGAACGCGAGTTAGCCGTGTACTTCGTGGGTAGCACGGCAGCGTATGCCGATGCTTACGGCCTCTGGAAGACCTGCCGGGACCGCGAAGACGGTTATCTCGCGGCCATGGCAAAAGGAGCGGTCCAGTGAATAGATACGAGTTCGCACAGCACTTGAAGGACGGCGCCAGCGCAGCCTTCGAGTGGGGAAACACGCATCGCAAGGCGGCGGCGGTATTGGCCGGAGTGCTGGGTGGCCTCATCCTCGGTTTCGTGTTCTTTCACCGCTGATGGCCCGCTGCTACACCTGGCGTCCAGACGTACCCGATGCCTTACGCGATCACGTCTTCAAGGCAAACGGGAAACGGCTGCCAGAAAGTGTTGATCTGCGCCAGCACTGCTCTCCCGTTGAAGACCAAGGCAATCTCGGATCCTGTACCGGGAATGCGATCGTCGGCGCGCTCGAGTACCTGGAAGGGATAGACGGCGGAGCGAAGCTCAATCTCTCTCGCCTCTTCGTGTACTGGCAGGAACGCAAGATCGAGGGCACGGTTGGCTACGACGCGGGGGCGCAAATACGCGATGGCGTGAAGGTGTGCGCCAAGTTCGGTGTCTGTTCCGAAGCGTACTGGCCGTACCGCATCGTCGATTACCGCAAAGAGCCAGGGAAACGCGCCTACGCCGATGCGCGTTTGCGTCGTATAACGGAATATCAGCGCGTCATCGGTTTCGACAACTTGCAGGCGGCGCTGGCAAACAAACTTCCTGTCGTGTTCGGTTTTTCGGTGTACGCCTCCTTCGAGTCCAGCAAGGTCGCCAGCACCGGCGTCGTGCCAATGCCGACCAAGGGAGAGAAATTGCTGGGCGGTCACGCGGCACTGTGCGTTGGCTACGACAACGCGACTCAGAGGGTGACTGTACGCAACTCCTGGGGCAAGCATTGGGGCCTCAATGGTTATTGCACTATGCCCTATGACTACGTGAGTAGTCGCGGATTGTCAGACGACTTCTGGTTAATCATAAAATAATGAGCAAAATCGTTTTCCGATCCTTTGGCGGCGAGATTCCACGTCTGCCGGCGCATCTGCTGCCAGAAGGGGCCTCGCAAGACGCGACTAACTGCGATCTCGCGCACGGCGACCTGCGCGGGCTGCGCAGCAACAAGACTTTGGCCAGCAATCTAGTCACTGCCATTCAGGGCCGGGCGATTACTAGCGTCTACACCGAGGACGGCGTCGACTATTTCGCTTGGGCCTACGACACCTACGCGGTCAAAAGCCAGGTAGTCGACGATAAGTTCTACCGAGTCTTCTACACCCAGGTACTCGATGATGGGCCGATCATCAAGGTCGCGCGTACATGGCGCAACGACTCGGTCAATCCGCCAACTAAGCTCATCGGAACTTCCGCCGTTCTTGGCAACTACCAGCCGCCGGAAAACTCCAATCCGCCGCCAGTCGGGATAGCGGGGCCAGGGGGGCCAGACTCCTGGGTGCTTGGGGTACCGCCGCCACGCGTGCAAGGCGTCGCCGACACCGACAAACTCGAGATCACGCTGTCCGATCTTCCAGAGTGGCCAGGCATCCCGCGGCTTTCGCTCCGGGTCATGTATTTCCTTGAAAACCCTACCGGACAGATCGTCGCCCAGCTAGACATCAGCAATAACGAAACCGCAAATCGGCCCAATCCTGCGGACAACATCCCGCATGTGCCATGGGTACACAATAACGTGTTCGTTACCAACGTCGGCTACCCCAATGCGTTGCGGCAATATAAGATCCAAGACTTGCTGAGTTCGCTTGGCGCGACTCAGCGGCCGTACAAATACTACTTCTTCATCCCGCCTGATCTGGACACTGTACCAATCGCGCGCACGGTTATCATCGTCAACAACAGCGCGGCCGCCGATATCATCCTCACCTATGGTTCGACGCCCGTGGCAGATCCGACGCCCCTGCCGCCAGACCCAGGTGGCGGCCAAGGAAGCGGCGCGTCAGACGGTGGCAGCGCAGTAGGCGGAGGTGGCTCTACCGATCCGGCGGGTGGTGACGTTGGTGACAGCGACGGCACTGGCGACGGCGGAGACTCGGCATGAGCACGCTCCTGATCCCGCCCGGAAAAAGTTTCGAGATCATCAACGCGACGTCGATCCGCTACAACGGGCTGGTCTATCTCGACGTTACCAACATTCACCAGCTCGATGGCACAGATACGACTCCGGGCGCGATTCTGCAATCTGCCGGTGGCGTGACGTATTCGTCGAACGAACTCAAGCGCTGCGTGAAAGTAGAAGGCTACGATCCAGATCACGAGAACCGTCAGATATTCACCTGTTACTCGACCAACTCGCGCCAAACAGGGAAGAACGTCACTGATTCCGTGCCCGGTGGCATGTGGATCGAAATGTTCAATTTCCAAGGCAACCTTACGGATGCCGGGCCCTATAACGGCCTCTTCACTCTATGGAAGACGGCGCCCCCAGTGGCCGGGATTGACTACCTGACTACGTGGCTCGGGTTCAAGATGAACTACGGGACCGTGGAGACCCGCACCTACCTTTTAACGCAGGTCAACGACTTCGGCGAAGAGTCGATCCCTTGCCCTCCGGCGTCGATTGATGTTTCCTTCATGCACGGCGTCGAGTTGTCCGGGAAATTCAAGTCTCCGGCGCCGCTGGCATCAGCGTTCTATGTCCCAATCGCATACTTTAACGTCTATCGATCGAATGTGACCGCAAGCGGTCAAGCGGTGTACCAGGTTGTGCCGAAAACGATAGAAACCGCGACCGTGACCGGAAACACGGCCAGCGTGGAGCCGAATAAAATATCGCTCATCACTGCGTACTTCCCGTTTCCGGTGCGCTCGACTCCGAACCCGTACACCGACTTGTTTGGATGGAAATTCACCGACAACGCTAGGGCGACGGACCTTCTGGAGACGTTGCCCTCTCTCGACTGGGATCCGCCTCCGGCACGCAAGTTGATGGGGCTTACAGCGTGGCGCAACGGCATGATGGTGGCTTTTGACAACAACCTGATCTACTTTTGCGAGCCGTTCAGGCCGTCGGCTTGGCCACAGAAGTACATCATCGCGATACCGTTCAAGATCCTGGCCCTGACCGTCGACGAAAACGCGCTGCTTGTCATCACCGATCGCGAGCCCTACGTCATCACGGGGTCGCATCCCTCGAACGCCACCTACGAGAAATTGCAGAACGTCGAGGCTGGTCTGGCAACCGCACCGAATGCCGGAGGATTCACGAACCCGAGTCGAGCCGTGGTACGAAGCCCGGCAGGCGTGATCTACGGGACGCACGATGGTCTTTGGCTCATCGCAAGCGGTAGGGCGCGTCCTCTTGGGCGCGCGCTGTTCACGCGCGAGGAGTGGGATCTTCGCTATAAGGCGTTTTTCACGGCCATGCGCCTGGCGTACTCCGACGGGCATCTGATCTGCTATTTCAGCAACGGCGCCACGGGCTTCCTCATCAATGTCGTTGATCCAGACACGCAGATGACGGAACTTATCCTAACGGCAACGACAGTGAGCGATTTTATTTTGCCGCATGACGATAGCCTGTACGTAGTGACTTCCGGGATCACGGGCTCGACGATTGCGCGCTTTGGCGACGAAACCATGTTTCGAGTCCAGTTTGGCTATTCGACGCGCGACGTGATCGTACCGCAACCCGTCAACTTCGGGGCTCTGCAAATTGTCGGGTACGGAGATCCAGCAATCCAGTCAGCGCCGCTACTGGTGCAGGTTTTCGGGGATGGAGTACTGCGGTTTCAGTTATCGATGATATTTCCTGCGACCGGCTTGTCCGCAGCGAATTCGCAGGCATACAGTTTCCGCCTGCCTAATGGATTCAAAGCGCGGCGGTGGCGCTTGCGGTTCGGGTCAGGAGCCGATCAGGTTGTGCGCGAAGCGTATCTAGCTTCCACGATGTCCGAGTTGGCCACTGTGTAGCAATGCCGACCAATCCAGACGCCGCTAGGCCGACGCCGAATTTAGATGAGGCACGCGGGCCCCTTGGGTCCATTGCCGATGATGCCACGCGCAAGGAATTGGCAAAACTGTGGGGTGTGCTCGAGAACCGCCTTGGCTATAACGGCATCAATGGCTACACGCTGGTAACACACGACGAGCTTCTCGCGTCACAGACGACGATTATCAACAAGCCGATCAAACCGACAGAAATGTCGGACGTGGTCAATGTACACGGAGGAGCCGTAGGTCCACCTGGGCCGCAAGGCCCTCCGGGGGTCATCGGCTTCGGTGGTACGGTATGGGTGACGATGGTCGCCGGGGGGGGTGGTGGCAATACGTCAACCGCGGCGGCTGCTGGGGGCGGCGGCGGCGGCTCAGGAGAATCGGTCGAGGGCGAGTTGATCTACATCGCTCCGGGCGCGACGGTATCGTGGTCAGTGGGGGCCGGGGGAGCTGCCGCCCAAAATGGAGGCGACAGCACATTCAGCATATTGGCCTGCCGCGCCGGAAAAACTGGGTCATCGACCACGGGCGGAGTAGGAGGTGGAGCACGTGGCGGTGTCGGCGGGGTAGGTAGTAACCCTGGGGCAACAGGCGGCTTCGGTAATCCTGAAACGGCGACCTATTTTGGTGGATCCGGAGGTGGTGGTGGCGGTTTCTCAACCAGTTCTCCCGGCGGGCCAGGAGGCGGCGGTGGCGGGCAACTGGTCGGCGGCGCCGGTGGGGCGTTGGCGGGTTCGTCGGCTGGTGGTGGCGGTGGTGCGGCGACCATCTACGGCATCGGTGGTGACGCCGGCGCTGGCGGTGCGGCGGGGTCGTCGGCAGCGGCCACAGCTTACGGTTGCGGCGGCGGCGGAGGCGGCGGCAGGGCGGGAGGAATGCCTGGTGGTGCTGGCACCAACGGCTACCTTCTAGTCACCTACATTGGCGGCTCATTTGAAGTAAAGACCGCTGGTTCAGGAACTTGGACAGCGCCTTCCTGACCTATGATTTTTCGCGCCCAGGAATTTTTTTTCACCGTCGGCGTCCAGGTGACATTTAATGTGCCAGCAACTACGACCTGGATCTTTGTCACCGCCGTAGCTGGCGGCGGGGGAGGAGGTTCTAGCCAAAAAGGTTGGCCGATGGGAAGCGGGGCGGGTGGCTCTGGTGAGTCATGTTCTGGGGTGCGCATGGCCGTCACGCCTTTGGGCAGCGTTTTAATTGACGTTGGTAAGGGTGGGCATCCTGGTGACATCCGGCCAGTCCCCGTACATAACGTCTTTCAAGCCATAACCTACAACTCATTTGCCGGCCCCAATCTCTTTGGTGAGGGTGGGGACGACACCGTCATTACGGGGCCGACTACTACTATCCGGCTGCGCGGCGGGTGGGGCGGAACTGGCGGCGGATCAGGGGCGAATCACGGTTCTATGGGTGGTGGCGTTTCGGCTGGACAGACCGGGCAGAATCCCGGCCAACTTGGATCGACCGCACCGATAAATTTTTCCGATGCACCGTTGGATGGCTTCTTTGCGCTCAGAAAATGTTGTGGGCGTTTTTGGCCCGGCTCCGGCGGAGGCACCGGCAACAATGCGCTCACTCCTGGTTCTGGCGGGAACGGCGCTCCTCTCGGCCCTTGGGCTGGCGGAGCTAAAGGAGTCAATCATTCCGGCGCCAATGCCGGCGGCGGCGGCGCAGCCAGCAACTATGGGCCTGGTGGCGATGGTGGGGGAAATGACTCGTCTGGCCCATTCGTGTCTTCCCACGGGGCCGGTGGAGGAGGGGCGGGCGGAAATACGGAAGTACGCCCCGGCGTCATTACCCTGGGAAACGAGGGGGCTCGTGGCGGCCATGGCTACGTTTTGCTTTCTTGGTTTGAATGATGAATGAGCCTATAACCGATCCGCTGGTCGCGCGCGCCGTGCAAGGTAACGCAAGCGCGATCGAGTTCCTGCACGATATCGCGCGGGTGCTTCACGTGTGGGATGACCTCGTCGACAAGGACAAGCAGCTCACCGACGAGGATATTCACGAGGCGTTTTGGCTGACCTTGATTGCGATCCCGAACAACGCCTTCTACGCGACGCATCGCTCGGTGTTGCAGCCGATTCTGGTCAACGCCATCGTCAACTGGCGCATCGCCAACAACATCGAGCGCATGGAATCCCCTGATGCTGGTGCGCTGATGATCGCGTTCATAACGCGAAGTTCCTATGTCGACCTGGCTACGATGAGCGCGACCTTGATCGGCGGCGTGGAATGGGGCGTGGAGCAGGGCGGCAAGCTCCGCGAGTGGGTGCATGACGAAGGATTCGTCGGCTACCTGGACAATCTTAGGACAGAGACAGCAACACGAGAAGGAGTGCGTGATGGGGTGCGATCTTTGTGGCGGTAGCGGTTCCTCGGCGCCGGCGCCGAACGTGCCGGCTCCTGCCGACAACATCTTTATGACCACTTTGGCGGAGATCGCCAAGGAGCGGCAGAACCGGGCGACGGCGGTCTTCAATCCACTGGAAGATCAGGCGGTGCAGTCGGTGCAGCAGTGGCAGACGCCGGCTTACGCCAACGAACAGGCGGGTCTAGCGCAAGCGGACGTGTCGCGGAAATTCGGAGAGGCCAAGACGGCGTCCGATGCCAATCTTGCCAGCCTGGGCGTTAATCCGAACAGCGGGCGCTACAGCTACGTCAACCGTGGGCTCGATGCCGCGCAGGGCTTGGCTACGGCGGCGGCGGGGACGACGTCGCGCCAAAACACGCGCCAGCTCGCCTACGACACTTTGGTAGGGCTCTCTGGACGCGGGGATGCAAAGGTGGGCCAGGCGATCGGCGCGGCCACTGCCGGTGGCCAGCAATACAACTACGGTGTCACCAATGCGATAGCGCAGCAGAGAAATCAACTTGACCAACAGGCGCAAGACAATTCTGGTCTTGCGGGGCTTGGCTCTGCATTCGGAACTGGACTCGGAGTTTATGCTGCGTTGGGCGGATTCTCGTCGAAGAAATTGAAAACGCAGCGCCGTCTGGCGACGGGCGCGTTGGAGGCGACGCGAAAGATGCCGGTGCAGACCTACAAGTACAAGCGCGGCCTTGGGATGCTGCCTGGTCAGCACGTTGGACCGATGGCCGAAGACATGCAAGCGGCCACCGGCATCGGCGATGGAAAGATGATCGCGCACCAGGATATAGCGGGTTTGACACTCGGCGCGGTGCAGCAACTCGACAAGAAGGTGACCAAACTGGAGAAACGACATGGCTAGACTACTTTCGCAGATTGGATACGTGGCCGGTGGCGCGGCGTCTGGTTTCAGAGGCGGCCTCGAAGCGGGGTCACTGCTCAACAAGATCAATGCGAACAAGGAAGCTGGTATTAGCGTGAAAGATTTCCAAGAGAAGTTTCAACAGGATTGGATGGCTCGACGCGATGCGCAAGCCTCTCTTATTGGAAATCGAAATCCCGCTGCCGAAGCCGTAGATCCAAATCCCCTTGGTGCGCAGCCGCCAACGCCGATGTTCACGCAACCGCCTGGTCTTGAGGCGCAGCAACCGACGGAGCCGACACCATTCGTGACTCAGAAGCGCGTGCCGAGAACGCTGCCGTCTGTCTACGACTGGACATTGAGCTGATATGGATCCGAAAACGTTCGCTGATGCCACGCCGACGGAGCCTCCTGCGGCGCCTCCTGGCGGCTTCAATGAGGTCCCGCAAGGCGGCTCATCTGCTTCTGGTGGTGGAGGCCAAGACCAGGGAGCGCAATACGGTCCTAAGTTGCCGAATCTCGCGATTGCGCACGAGTTCTTTAGCAACCCCGACCAGATGTACAAGATGGCGCAGATCTACTACAAGCACGGCCTGTCGGAAGGTTTGGACTGGCTCAATCGAGGGCGCGAAGCGGCGAAGGAAAACGTGTTCGAAGCTCTCGGCCGTGTGGACGCCGGTGACATGGCTGGAGCTGCGCAAGCGTTCAACAGGTCGGGGCGCTTCAACGACGTGACGGATATTGTAAAAAACGACGACGGGACCATCACAGCGAACCGTGCTAACGGCCCTCCGGCGACGTTCAATCCTGACGCTATGCGGAAGTCTCTCCTGTCGTACAAGGACTACTTCGCGCAGCAGCAGCACGAGCAGAGCATCGGCGTGCAGAAGGAGCACAACCGGATTCTGTCCGCTGGCCAAGAATCGCTCGCCGGGTATCAGAAGGCGCACGGCGAAGCGCTAAAAACGCAGGCCGCGGCAGCGGAAGAGCGCGCCCTGTTGATGGGGCAGCGCAACGATCTGTTGGCTCAACAGAAGCAAGATCGTTTCTCCAGCGCACTTGAAGTCGCTGGCGTCAAGGCAGATTCGGCACGCGAGATCGCTGAAATGAGAGGAAGTCCCGTCGCGGTGCGCAAGAAAATCGTGGAAGACCTGGTGAAGAATCTGGACACAAGCGCCGACCCCAGCAAGGCAATTGAGCTGGCCGACAAGTTGACGCGCTTCCAGTTCGTCGACGTGCACCAGAATCCGGATGGCAACGGATTCCTTCTGGTCGACAAGATGGGTGGGCCCGGCAAGTGGCAACCTGTGGGCTCCTATCCCGACAGGGAGACGGCGAATGCGGCGAAGCTCGCCTACATCAGCGGCAAGAATCTGCCTCCGGGGGCCGCTGCCCCCACGAAATTGAAGGTAGGCCAGCGCACGTTGCCTGAACCGCCACCGGACCAACCGGCGGGGCCTGTCGCACCATTGCCGCCGAGCCGATTCTCGGTTGCTGGAAGACAAGGTTTTCAGGCGCGCAAGCTCGCCATGCAATCCGCAGCGGACGAAGGCCCGAAGGCGGTTCAGGCCGCATTCGACGCCGACAAGACCACCCTCGCGCCGCTGGCCTTGGCACAGAAGTATGACGCACAACGCGGTAACCTTTCTCCGTCGCAACTGCGCGAACTCAACGCGGCAATGTCACAGGTCCGTTGATGCCGACCCCGGAAGAACTCAGCGCGCACCTGACCGACGTCCTTTCGCAATTTCCCAACGTCCCGCGCCCAATCGCCGAGAAATTGATCGGCGTCGAATCGCGTGGTGATCCTTTGGCCGTTTCATACAAGAACGCCAAGGGGATGATGCAGTTGATGCCAGCCACGGTCGAGGAAATGGGCGGCGGGGATCCGCTCGACTGGCGCAGCAATATCTCGATGGGCGTTGGGTATCTCTCGAAGCAGATCAACAAATTCGGATCATTGCCCGTTGGTATCGCCGCATTTCATACCGGCCCTGGCAACGTTCAGGCAGATCTCAACGCTGGCGGCAATGGGATTCCCGACAACTCAGACGGGATCACGCGCACGCCAGACTATGTGCGGAAGGTGATGGGCGAGGCAGGACCGCCCGCCGCCCGGGTCCTCGCGCCGAACTCGACGACAACGACAGACGCCGGAGAGCCTCTGGTCCCGCGTCGCGCGTTGCCGGCGACAGGGCAATTCGGGAAGGATTGGGAGTCGCGGCTCGGTGCGCCTTTGCCGATCGACTGGACGGCCGCAACGCCGAAAGCGGAACCCAGCATCTTCTCCAAGATCGGCAACGAGTTCTATGGGGGCTGGATCGCCCCCGGCGAGGACGTGCGTTCGCTGCTTCAAATGACGTTGGGCGACAACGTGGTATGGGGCATCGAAAAGCTCGGCGAAGTGATGGGGATGCCGTCGCTTGACGCAATGCGAGAGAAGCAGATAGCTGCACGCACGCCAGAGTGGGCTGCGGCCGCAGAAAAACGATGGGACCTGTTCCCGTGGGAAGAGGGTGCCGCAGCAGCCGACCCGAAATCGTGGGCGATTGGCATCCTCGGTTCGGCGCCGGAAATGGTGCTTGGCATGGTGCCGTCGATGGCGGCTGGGTCCATCGCGGCGAAGATGGCGGCGAAGACTGCGCTTGAGGGAGCGGCGCGTAGCGGAGTGCTGGCCCAAGCAACACGTGCTGGCGTCGCCAAGGGATTGACCGTAGAAGCGGCGCAGGCTGCGGCGGCGAAAGAGATTGTGGCAGCTACGCCCTCCGTTGAAACTGCCGCCAAGATCGGGAACTGGTTAGGCGGCGGCGGTGGAGAGGGGGCCTTCGCTGCGGGCCAAAGTTACCGTAGCGTGCGCGAAGAGATCGAGAAGATGGATACCGGAATGCTGTATGAGAAGTCGGCAGCATTCCGGGAACTCGTCGACGGCTACGGCGGCGATCGTGAAGCCGCAAAAGCAGCCTTGGCCAAGAATCAAGGAACGCAGGCGGCGGTGCTCGCCTTCATTGGCACGATGCCCTTCGCCGGACTGGGCGACGCGATGATATTCAGCGCGTTCCGCGGCAAGGTGGCCGGAAATCGGTTCGTGCGGATGCTCAAGACCGGAGGAGTGGAAACCGGCGAGGAGCTTGTCCAAAATCCGTTGCAGCAACTTGGCGAGAATGTATCCGCACAAGCGGCCGATCCCAGCATCGACACGATGCGCGACGTATGGCACCAGACATTCGGCGGCGCTGCGGCCGGGCTCGGTATGGGCCTCGCTGGCGGAGCGGTGTCTCGTGGTCACGAAGGTGGAAAGCAGACCGAATTCAAGCCGCCGCAGGCTCCAGGAACGCAACCGCCGCCCGCTGCCGGGCCGCAGGAGACGCCACCGGGCGCTCCGCCTGCCGTCACGCCCGCCGCGCCGGAAGCGGCGCCCACAGGGCCGCCATTGCCGGCCGGAATGCAGACGGGAGACGTTGGCCGAGCCGACGGCAACCCGTTCTTGGCGAAGCTCCCGGCCCTCAACGCGATCAAGCGCTTGGGCCTCGAGGACAGCCACGATATTGCACAGGTCGGCACAGGTTGGGTACTGCGGCCGAAGACACCAACCGAGGAGATACCCAATGCCCTACAAGAGCATGGCACAGGAGAGGTACTTCAACGCGAACCGGGACAAACTGGCGAGCCAGGGAGTATCAGTGGACGAGTGGAACCGGGCCAGCAAGGGAATGAGCCTGCCGCCACGGGCCCCGCAGTCCCCGGCCAAGCCGAAGCGATACCAACGGTTGCTCCCGCCGGTGAAGTAGCGCCGCCTGCGCCGGGGATGCTGCCCGGCGACATCGGGCGCCCCAACGATGGCCTGCCGTTCGCGGCGCGGAAGGCGGCCGGCAACCGCATGGAGCTTCAAGGGCTCGGCGATACGCACGCGGTTGCGGAGATCGGCGACAAGGCGTTCGTGATCCGGCCGAAGGGTACTGAGCAAGCACAGATCCCTGCCGCTCCCGCCGCGCCAGAGGCACAGATCCCTGCCGTTACCACCGATCTCGAAGCACGCCTGCGCGCCGAGCGCGACTCCCTTCCCAAGACCCGCCAAAAGGCATTCGGCGCCGGCACCTTCGATGCCGCGACCCATTCCCTCGTTGCCGACGACGGCACGCACGCGCTGCAATGGCGGCCCCTGGCGACCAAGCCCGAGGGGGTGATCCAGCTCGAGAAGCGTGAGGCTCCGGCCAAGGTCGAGGCAGCGAAAGAGGTGCCCGGGGCTGGCCCGCAGGAGTTCAACTCCACCCAGGTCGCGCTGCCGTCCGGGTTGGCCAAGGACGTCAAGACCGCCGCGAAGGCCATGATCGCGCCGGCCGATCGCCATCCCGAGAAGGGGCTCGAGGACCGCCCGCACGTCACGGTGAAGTACGGCCTGCACGAAAACGCCCCCGAGGCCGTCCGCAAGCTCATTGAGAGCGAGCCTCCGATCACCGGCACGATCGGCAAGCTCGAGGTATTCCAGCCCGAGGGCAAGGACTACGACGTGCTGGTGGCGCGGGTCGACAGCCCGGACCTTCATCGCCTGAACGCCAAGATCGCGTCCCTGCCGCACACGGACACCTTCCCCGAATACCGGCCGCACATCACGCTGGGGTACGGCAAGCGCGGCACGCTCACGGCCGGCGGCAAGAATCCCCTCGAAGGCCGCGAGTTCAAGATTTCGACGCTGGAATTCTCCGACCAGAACGAGAAGGTGACGGAGATCCCGTTGAAGGGTGAGGTTGCGAAAACGGCGTTGGCGCCGCGCACGCAACTCTATGCAGAATGGGGGAGCAAACGGCACCCGGTCGAGTCGGTGGCCGACGCGCAAGCGAAGTGGACGGAGTTCCGCGACAAGAGCGGCGCTGGCGTATCTCAGGTCGGCAACGGTGTGCGCGTCACCGACGAAACCGGGAAGTTGGTCGCACGGATCTCGTACAACGGGCGCGTGTGGGACAAGGAAGACGGCACCAAGGTTGACAAACCCGCCGAATCGCAGGGTGAGGCGCTCGATCAGTGGTGGGCTGGCCTGTCATCGAATGCGCGTACCAACTTCTTGCTTGGCGTCGACTCGAAAAAGAAGGCTGGTGTGCTGTGGAGCAAGCTGCCGCCCGATGAGCAGAAGGCGATCGTAGCGGCGCGCGACAAGTCCGTTGCCGCACAGGCGAAGCGTGTTGCTGATGCGCTTGCCGAATGGAAGGTCGGAGATTGGACCGTCCCAATGGGCGCGATCAGCAACGACACCGAAGGCCACAGTGTCTATCACTCCGGTCTCAAGGGAACGATCGTAGCGATCGACCCCGAGACCGCAAAGGCTGACGTCGAGTTGCGTTCGATCTATGTCCGCAAGGGAGAGCCGACGGTTATCCGTGTTCACGTCACGGAGTTGGAGTTCGACTACAGCAATCCCCAGGGCCGCGCGAGCAAGGTGCCGCCCGAAGGCGATCCGCGCGAGGCCGAACGCGCGCGGGTTGCGGCCGGCAACGCTGCACCGCCCGCTGGTCAGACGATGGCCGAGGACGGGCGAGAGAAAACAAAGCCGGCCACTCGCTACGAGTACGCCGCCCCGTTGAAGGGCGAATCCGCCGCCGAGGTCAAGGCGAAGATGAACGTTGTCGACGCCTTGAACGGAAAGATCACGGTCGACGAGTTGGTGAAAAAGCTCCGCGCGTCAGGTCTTCCGAACGGCACCCTGACGGCCATCACCGAGCGACTCGGCGACAGGATGCGCGTGGATCAGCAGCACGCAATGCTGGCGGAACAGGAGGCGTCCAAACCGCGTTCCGAAAAGCAACTGGACCGCGACGCCGAACTCGCCAAGAGGGGGCGGAACCGGAAAATCCTGTATCCGAAGACCGATTCGCTTATCCCGGCGATCATCAAACTCGGCGGCTTGAGCAACGAGTACCGAGCAGACGTCGTCGGCGAGAAGAACGTCAATCCGCGCCTGCCGTTTGTTGGATCGTTGTTCAGAAAGGGCGGTCTTGGCCTTGACGACATGGCCGGCGTCCTGGAGGGCTACAACTACCTGACGGAGAACGACGCCGACCAGGTTACCGGAGCCTCCAATCGCCTTGTCGATCTGATTCAGCGCGAGCTGGCGGGCAACAAAACCTATGCCAGAGGGGTCCGCGGCGAAGAAGTTCAATTCGAGCAGTTGGCGGAGCGCCGGGAGGAAATCGGCCTCGAGCAAGAGGCCGCAGCGCAAGCACATGCCGCCGGTGACGAATTCGCGGGCATTGCCACGCCGGAGGCGCTCTTTGGCGACGCGGGCCTTGACCCGCACAGCCCGGTCGATCTCGCGGCTGTCGATCTGGTGGCCCAGGCTGCGGCGATTGATGACGGCGCCGTAGAGCGCCTGTCCATACAGCACGCGGACGACGAGGCTGGATTTCTGGCCGCGATCCGCGCATTCTTGAAGGATCACGAAGATGCCCACGCCAAAGTCATTGCTCAAGGCAGCGAGGCGAGCCCTGCACCAGCATCGGGCCATGCTACGGTTGCGCCGGAAACGTTCACCCTTACCGCCCAAACCAACGCCGAAATCGTAGCGGCGGAGAAGAAGGCCAAAGCGGCCGAGGACGCCAAGCAAGCCGCCGCCGCCAAGGATGCGATTGACGAGGGCGTCGGCGGGTTCCAACTCACCGGATCGAGCCGCCAGCGCGACGTTGGCGCCGCTGCGGGGCAGGCCGAGTTTCCGACTGCCGAAACGCCGCCGGCCGCCGAAGCCGCGGAAATCGCAAAGCAGGTAGAGGCGATCGAACCGGCGCTGGCCGATCCAGCCACCGAGATCGAAACCATCGGCAAGGGCGAGTCTGTAGCTGATTTTGGGCCCAAGATCGGCGGCGCGCGCAAGGATACGGCCACTCCGCTTGGCAAGCGCGGCACGATCTCGAAGGTCGTCGACGAGCGCCCGGCATGGGCGCGTCCGTACATCGCTATGGAGCAGCTCGAGCGTTCGTCGTCGTACTCGTTCCCGATGCGGAACGCGGAACAACCGAAGAAGACCGGCAAGTGGGAGCTGATGCGCGCCAACCGCGGCGCCAGCGGCGCTGTGAGTCGCGCCTCGCGCACGGTGTTTGACACCGAAGAGGACGCGCTCGCCGCGATTCCGCTGGCCGAGGTCGCGCGCAATCACCGCGTCTATTCGTACAAGGACAAGGACGGCGAGCAGAAGCAGGGGATTTTCCGTCAAATCGGCGAGCGCAAGCGGGCGCTGGTGAAGGGTGGATTCGCCACGGAAGAAGATGCCATGAAAGCGATGGCGTCCGACCCCGTGCCGATCATTGAACACAAGTTTCAATTCCCCGAGAAGCCTTGGCTCGATCGCATCGAGCGCGTAGGCGAGCCAAAACGCAAGGGCGACGTCACCACCAAGATGTTCCAGGAAGCGTTCGGCTTCCGCGCTGGTGAGTTTGGCAACTGGAATATGGGCAGCGACGGCCAGGCGGCGCTCAATCACGCCTACGACGCACTGCACGATCTGGCGGACACCATCGGCGTGCCGGCCAAGGCTCTGTCCCTGAACGGCGAGCTTGCGGTGGCTTTCGGCGCACGCGGGACCGGAGGCGTTGGCGCAGCAGCGGCGCACTACGGGCCCGATAAGGTCGTCATCAACCTGACGAAGATCAGGGGCGCCGGCTCCCTCGCTCACGAGTGGTTCCACGCGCTCGACGACTACCTGACCAAGAGCGCCGACAATGCCAAGGCGCAGCGCGCCCGCACGGTGCTGAAAGAGGGGCGGCCCTACGCCACCTACGGCTTCCCGTACAACACCGATGCGCGCCCTGAGCTGATCGCCGCGTTCAAGCATCTGGTCGACACGATGACGGCCAAGAAGGAGGGTGTAGCCGTCGATGAGAACGTAGCCACGCGCCGCCTCACCACGGCGCAGGAGAGCCTCAAGTACAACCTGGACGGGCTTCGCTCCGAGATTGCCAAGAAGGCCGAATACGGCCAGAAGAAAGGCGCCGCGACGCCCGCGCAGTTGAAGGCGTGGGATGCGTTGGCCGAGCGCGCGATGGCTGGCGACAATGGGGCCGACGTCCAAGTGCCGCCACCGAAGGGCGCTGGGCGTTTTTCATTCGGCTATGGATCGTCGGAAGTAGTGCGCGTGCTCAATGCGATCTACAAGGAAGTGCGTGGTCGCAGTTTCGACCGAGCCGACCCCGATTCCCAAGGGCGGCGACTGCATTGGCACATCAAGAGCGTGAAGGATATGCAGGACCGCGTTGCCTCGGCGCAAAAGGGCACGATCGAGGAGCGCAGAACCGGGACCGAGTACCTCAACGAAGCGAATAAGATCGACGGACTGCGTGCGTCTGACTATTGGAGCACCAGGCACGAAATGGGTGCCCGCGCGTTCGAGTCGTACATCTTCGACCAGCTCGCGGCGGCGCAGAAGAAGAGCGACTATCTGGTACACGCGGTCGAAAACAAGTATTACGCGGCCTTCGACATGAAGCCCTACCCCGAGGGCGCGGAGCGTGCGGCGATCGACGCGGCGTTTGATGATCTCTTCAATGTCATCCAGACCAAGGAAACCGACAAGGGGATTGCGCTCTACGAGCCCAACGGGGCGTACAATAAGACCGGCGAACCAACCCCACCCGACCCCTTCTCTGACCCGTATGAGCCACTTAAAACCCGCCCCGGCACTACCGACGCGCAAAAGGACGACGGCCGAGCTGCTCTCGCTGCTGCGGAAAGGCGCATCTTCGGGCCCGCTGGTTCTGGACGGCACGGCGCCGCCCTACTTGGTAGCCGTATCTCCAAGGACTTCCGCGCCGACGGCGGTGTAACGCTCGTCGGGCAGCAAGTCCGGGGCCCGCAGGATCTCGCCACGATCGCGCAAGTGCTGCGCGATCCCCGGTTCGAGACCTTCCGCGTTTTCTACGTCGACAGCGCCGATCGAGTCATCGGCGAGGGTACGTATTCGTCGCGCCTTCCTGGTGCGGTTCACCTTCCCGCGGACCTTGACCAGCACGTTGCGGCCGACAAGCTCCGGTTCGGCAAGGGGCAATTTGGTCATGTGCGGTACTGGCTCCTGCACAACCATCCGTCGGGATTGGCGGAGGCGTCCGGGTCTGACCGCTTCCTCACGGACATGCTCAAGCAAAACGTGCCCGGTTTCGTCGGCCACGTCATCATCGACCACAACGAGTTTCACCAGATCCTCGCTGACGGCACGGACAGCACGGTGCCGGCTCCGGAACTCAATAGCAAGGCGCTCGCTGGCAGCAATGTCGAAGCTCCGCACCCGATGCTCGGCCGTCCAATCACCGGCCCGAGCCAGATGGTGGCCATAGCAAAGGAGCTCCAGACGCGAGACGGCTACGTGACCGTGATTGCTACTGGCGGCCCGCGCGGACTCATTGGGCTCGTCACCGAAATTCCGGTGCCCTCGCTGCAACCAAAGACCCGGCCAGAAAGCATCAGAATGCTCGCGGCGGTGCGCCGCGCCATGTTGCAGGCCGGTACTGGCGGCTACCTGTTTGCGGTAACGCCTACCAGCGCCATGAGCCCCGAGTACGCCTTGCTGCGGAAATCTGGCGTTTTCGGCGACGTCATTGCGGCCGGAGATGAGAACTCCGTGGCCGCGCGTGGCGACATGGCTCCCGGCAAGGTTCCTGTTTCCCGCATTGATAAGACGGGCAGGAAGTCGCCTGATTTGCCATCTTGGTACGCCAAGGAACAAGAGGCGACCTACTCGCCAGACCAAGGCGAGGCGATGTTTTCGCGGGCCACAAGGCGGGAAGGACTGCCAGCGGAAACCAAGCAGATCGCCAGCTCGCGCAACACTAACGCGCTCAAAGGGCACGCCGACTACATCGCGGCGAAGGCTGGCGACCCGGAAGCGGCCGAGCGCCTGGTTCGCGACTTGGTGAACGAGGATGATCTCGACGAGGCCCGCAAGGCGTTCGGGGGTGGTGCATTGTTCGCGTGGCCGCACGCGGAAGAGGCAAGTGGTCTGAACGCGCTGCCGGCAGCGTTGGCGGCGCGTTACGCCGAGGCTACCGACGGCGCTTTGGCGCCGGTGATCGTGCAGACGAACCACGCATTCCACACCGGCGCGAAGGCGATGGAGCGCCTTATCGCCAGACCCGTGTTCGACGGCGAAGTTGTCTCTGGTGCGCGGTACGTGTTGGCCGACGACGTGAGCACGATGGGCGGCACGCTGGCGGAGTTGGGCGACCACATCCGGGCCGGGGGCGGCGAAGTCATCGGAACGGTCGTGTTGACGGACGCCAGCCGAACGCCGACAATGCAGGCGTCTAAGCAGCAGATCAACCAGGTCGAACAACGCTATGGCGATGCCGTCCGCGAAATATTCAACATCGAGCCCGCCGCCCTCACCGCAGCGGAGGCGGGGTACATCCTCAGCTTCCGGGATGCTGACTCCCTCAGAAATCGAGCGGGTGCGGCAGAACGGGAACGAGACGCGCGCCTACATGCAAAAGGCATTCAACCTGCCGAAAAAGTAGAGCCTCCCGGTTCCGCGCAATCGCGCGCCAATGAAGCCCGCCCCTCTGGCGGGCTTTCCGCTTCTGGCGTCCACTCGCAAGTCGATTCCTTCACCAGCGAGGCATGGCCCGAGCGCGTCGTCGTCCAGCACGTCGCCGATCTGCCGTTCAAGGCCAGCCCCGACACCCGCGGGGCATCGCACGGCGGCAAACTCTACTTCGTCGCGGACAATCTGTTCAGCCCGGTCGACGTCGAGCACGTCGCGTTCCACGAGTTGTTCCATGACCAGCTCAAGCGCGAGCCCGCGCTCCGCGGGGAGTTTGACCGCCTGGTGGCGATCAATCCCAATCTTCGCAAGGCCGCGGCGGCGTGGCGCGCAGCGAACGGCCGGGACGGGCGTTCAGAGTTCGCGCACCGCTTCCAATCCTACGAGGAGGCGCTTGCCGATCTTGGCCAGCGCGGGGCGAATCTGACGGGATTGGGCCGCTTCCTTGCGGCCGTGCAGACCTGGCTGCGGAAGATGGGCCTGACGCGCATGGCGGATGCGATGGAGGGGTTCACCGACGCCGAGGCGCTTGCCTACGTCAACGACGTGCTGCGCGGTAGCCAAGCGACCGCCGAGCGACCGGCAGGCGACCGCCAAGCGGCCGCTTCGCGCAAGGCCCCGATCTGGCGCTCCGCTCTCGCCGAGTCCGTCGCGGCGAAGGCTCCATTCTCCAAGGCTGGGGTGATCGACAGCCCCCAGCTCGCGCGCTGGCTCGAAGCCCGCACCAAGGACGGCACGTTCAAGAAAGACGAGCTGGAATGGTCCGGCCTGACCGACTTCCTCAAGCTCGAGCGCCGCGTCACGCGCGACCAGGTGGGCGCCTTCCTCGACGAGAACGGCACGCGGCTGGATGAGAGGGTGCTTGGCGAGAAGAAGGCGGAGAGCGACGGCGACACCGTTGAAAGCCTGACGGCGCGACTCGCCCATCTTGGCTACACACCGGACATCGACTACGAGAGCCGGTTGCAGGGCCTCACGCGCGATCGGGACGATATGTATTTCGTCTTTGATGAAGGGACGCGGGAATGGACAAACGCCGATCCCGACTCTGAGCCCGATGAAGGCGACACGGTTGAAACGCTGCACAGCAATGTTGCCGCGCCGGCAACGCGCTTGGGCGAGCTACGCGATAACGAGTCAAACTATTCCGGTCCTAGACCGGGAGAACCCAAGCACGCCCAATGGCAGCAGCCCGGCGGCAGCAACTACCGCGAGCTGCTTATCACGCTGCCGCGTCGAGAAACCACGACCGGCGATGTGGCAAAGCGCCTATTTGGCACGTCAATCCTCGAAAACCTGAGCGACAGCCAGCGCGATCGACTGGTCGAGGAAATGCGGAACACGCCAAACGGCAACCGCGACTTCCGCCAAGGCCACTACTCCGACGTTGCCGACAACGTGCTGGTGCACGTTCGGATGAACGAGCGCACCGACGCCGAGGGCAAGCCGGTGCTGTTCATCGAGGAGATTCAATCCGACTGGGCGCAGAAGGGGCGGAAGGAGGGATTCAACGACAACGACAAACGCGCCAAACTTGCGGCCGAGCGCGCTGCCATTCAAGCGCGATCCGGTGGAGATATGCGCAATGCCGGCGCGGCAGACCTGGCGCGCATGGACGAAATTACTCCTGAGTACGATCGACTTGGAGCGGCCCCGCCTCCCGCCCCCTTTGTCCAGAAGACCGAAGCCTGGGTCGCCCTGGCACTCAAGCGCGCCATACGTTATGCGTCCGAAAATGGCATGGATGCGGTGGCGTGGACAACGGGAGATCAGCAGAACAAGCGGTACTCCCTGTCATCGCAGGTAGACGGCATCAAGTGGGATCCCGTCATCGGCACGACGAAGCAGGACGTCAAGATCACCACGGTCGGCCACGGCTCGATCCGGTTCACCGTAGACGGCGGAAAGATCGTCGACCACCACACCAACGTCCACGCTGAACGCCTAGTGGGCAAGGGTCTCGACGAAGTGCTTGGCAAGGAGGTGGCCGAGAAGATTGCCGCGAAGCACAAGGGAGAACTCTCAGGAGAGGGCCTCGACATAGGCGGCTCAGGAATGCGCGGCTTCTACGATCGCATCATCCCCTCCGTCGCCAACGACATCCTCAAGAAATTAGGTGGTGAGCGCGTCCGGACGTTCAAGGGCGTGGTGGAGAACGGGGTCCAGTTCCAGCACTACGAGGGGCCAATACCGACGGCGCGAGACGTACACGAAAAGATCCACGAGAAGGATCATGGCGCTACGCTGGAGCGCCAACTCCGCAGCGTTGTGGAGGCAATGGGGCAGGGAGTGCCATTCCGCACAGCTATTCAAGAACACGGCAGCGCGAACCTCGCTGAATTGTTCGGCGGGAAACTGGTGCAGACCGCGAAGGTCGGCGAGCAACAGGGCTTCGACATCACCCCGGCTATGCGCGAGAAGGCTCTGGCGGGGATGCCGATGTTCTCTCGCGCCATCCCTGGCCTCGGCCCCGTCACCCGCGAGGGCATTCAGGACCGCCTCGCCTTCCTCCTGAACAGTAGCAAGACCCTCAACTGGTGGCACAAGAGCGTCGGCACGATGTACCACATCGCCGAGACGGTGCCCGCGTTCAAGCCGGTGTTCCGGCTCGCTCAGAAGTACATCAACGACACCAACCAGTTCTCGATGGACGCGGCGCAGCTCGCGCCGGATCTCCTGCCGACGCTCAAGAACATCCGGGACGTCCTGCCCAACATCCTGCGCTCGAAGGACAAGCAGGCTCCGTCGCGCGCCGACTTCGACGCCGTGGCGAAGGCGATCTTCGACGGCACGCTTGAAGACAAGAAGGTGTACTCCGATGAGGAACTCGCGGCGAAGGGGTTGACCGCGAAGCAAGTGGACTTGTACCGCCAAGCACGGGCCGCGCTCGACCGCTCGCTCGACGACCTGGCGGCGTCCTCGGCCGCGCAGCAGGTTCGCGGAACACCGCTGTCGCGGAGCGTGATCGAGGCGGCGAAGGCCGATCCCGTCGGCGCTCCTGGTATCTATGATGCTTTCCTGCGGCCGATCGCCGAGAGGGAGCAAGCGGGCTACCGGCGCGCGGTGGACAAGCGCACGGCCGAACTCAAGGCGTTCGACAAGGCCACGGCGCCGCTCCTCAAGGCGGCGAAGGGCCCCGGCGGCCGGCTCACGGTGGAGGCCGCGCGGAAGGAGCAGCGTGCCGAGCTGGAAGCCCGCCACGACTTCGCCGTGAAAGCGTGGGAAACCACCCGTGACATCTCGGCCAAGATGCTCTCCGACGTCAGCAAGACCTTCGACCGGGCCAAGACGCTCAAGGCCGAGGGCTACGCCCCGCTGATGCGCTTCGGGCAGTACACGGTGTTCGTGCAGGACCCGGAGACGAAGGAATCCATCTTCTTCGGCATGTACGAGAGCCAGGCCGAGCAGCGCCGAATGGAGCGGCGCATGAAGGAGGAGTACCCCGACGCCGAGGTTTACACCAACATCATGTCGAAGGAGGCGTACAAGCTCTACGGCGGGATCTCGCTCGACTCGCTCAAGCTGTTCGCGCACGCGATCGGCGCCGAGGAGTCCGCGGTCTTCCAGCAGTACCTTCGTCTGGCGGTCAACAATCGCTCCGCCTTGAAGCGGCTGATGCACCGGCAGGGCACGCCCGGCTTCGAGCAGGACGTGACGCGCGTGCTGGCAACCTTCGTCACCAGCAACGCGCGGCTCGCCAGCAAGAATTACCACCTTGGCGAAATGCGGGAAGCGGTCAACGAACTGGGCCGCGGCGACGTCAAAGATCACGCCATCAAGCTCCTCGACTACGTGCAGAACCCGACCGAGGAGGCTTCGGCTATTCGGGGCCTCCTGTTCGTCAACTACCTCGGCGGCAACATCGCTTCTGCACTGGTCAACATGACTCAGCCGGTCACCCAGACCTTGGCGTACCTGTCGCAATTCACGGGGCCCGCCGGCGCGGCCAAGGCGCTCACGGGCGCAGCTCGAGCAGCGGCGGGCGGGCCGATCAACGAGCCCGCGTTGAGGGCCGCGTTACTCCAGGCCGAGAAGGAAGGGATCACCGAGCCCCACGAGATTCACGCGCTGTACGCGGAGTCGATCCGCACGCTTGGGGGCTCGCTGCCGGCGCGGAAGTTCCTGCGGGCGTGGGGCTCGCTTTTCTCGCTGGCCGAGGCGTGGAACCGCAAGATCACGTTCATCGCGGCGTGGCGCGCGGCGCAGGACATGACGCCCGAGCAGTTCAGGAAGGCAGGGGTGACGGACGCCTACGCCTTCGCCGAGAAGGCCGTGCATGACACCCAGGGCGTCTACAGCCGCGCCAATCGCCCCGTGTGGGCGCGCAGCGGCGTCGGGGCTACGCTGTTCACCTTCAAGCAGTTCAGCATCGCCTACGTCGAGTTCGTGAAGCGGCTCCCGCCGCGCGAGCAAGCCTTGGCCATCGCCATTCTGATCTTCGCGGCAGGGCTGCAAGGCTTGCCGTTCGCCGAAGACCTCGAGGATCTGGTCGACACCATCGGCCAGGCCATCGGCTACAACACCAACAGCAAGCGGTGGCTGCACGATCTCGCGCCCGACTTCATGATGCACGGGATTTCCGGCGTGACCGGCTTCCCGGTGGATATTGGCCGGCTGGGTTTCGGGAATATGGTCCCCGGCACGGCCATCCTCAAACGCTCCGAGGTTGACAAGACCCGCGACGTGAACGAAGCCTTCGGGCCGATCGGCGGCTTTGTGCAGGGCATCGGCAGGGCGTGGGACGCCGCGGTAGCTGGCGACAAGCGGGGTGTGGCCGTGTCCATGGCGCCGACGGCGGTGCAGAATGCCATGAAGGCCATCGACATGATGCAGACGGGCCACTACCGCGACTTCAAGGGCAGGAACGTCATCGAGACCACGGGCGCGGACGCCGCGGCGAAGGCGATCGGCCTGCAACCGCAAAGCGTTGCCGTGGCCTCCCGCAAGGCCCGCGACATCCAGCAAGACATCGGGCTTGCGAAGAGGGTGCAGGGCGATATTGCCGGCCTCATGGCGGAAGGGCGGTTCGAGAACGACCCATCGAAGGTCGAGCGCGCGCGCGCGGATCTCGTCGACTGGAACGAGAAGAACCCCGACTCCCGCATCCGCATCGACATGGCCGGCGTGAACCAGAGGGTGAAGGCCATGCGGGCGCTGCGCGAGGAACGGATTGCGAAGACCGCGCCAAAGGGTATGCGCCCAGCGGTCAGAGAGGCGCTGCAATGAGCTACTTCCTGGTCGGCATCACGGTCCTGGCACTGTTGCTCGACCCCGAGGCGGTTCTGGTGTTCGGCGTGGTCGGGATCGTTGTCGCCGCGTTGGCGCTGTTCCTCGAGGTCATCTACCGTCGCAACGACCGAAGGAGACTCTGATGGCGAAGCACAAGAGCAAGTTCTACTACGTTTTTCGCAGCGCAATCAGCGGTTTGTTCGTGAGCGCGGCCTATGCCGCGAAGCACGTCTCGACCACGGTACGCGAGCGCCGACGGCGCTGATCCTTTGGTGACAAAGCACTGGCACGAGTGCCCGGAGTGCAAGATCCTGTTCCCGCCTGACCACCCTTTGCGTGTTGGGGACTGCTGCTCACGGCATTGCGCTCGCATCCGCGATGCGCGGCACGGGGTCCCGAGCGAGGAAGACAGGAAGGCGAAGTTCCTCGACGACGTGGCGAAGATGCTCGATCGTCTGTTCAAGCCGTAATCGTCGAAAATTAGCCGAAACGCGGAGCTACGCCCGCGGACTGCGGTCCCTTCCTGGGCACCACGGCTGTTTCCAGAAAATCCCAGTAATTTCCATCTTTTCCACGCAAATCATGGTGTTGGGTTCCACGTGGAACATACGACAGTCTAGCAATCCCCAGTTTTTTGCCGCATTATCCAGCGCCGCACCCCCCAAAAAGCCCCCGGCGCCGTGGCCTCCTTCGAACCCCAGCGCGGCAAACGCCGCTCCACCTGGCGCGCACGCATTGATCTCAAGGGCTTCCCGCGCGAGTCCGCGACGTTCGACACCAAGGCGGAGGCTTCCGCCTGGGCCGCGCGCCGGGAAACCGAGTTACGCGACACCCGCCGCGGGAAGATCATACCGCGAACGGTGAAGCAGGCCCTCGACGCCTACGCCGAGAAGGTCGCCCCGACGCACAAGGGCGCGCGCTGGGAGAAGGTGCGCTGCACAAAGCTCGCGCGCGAGCTGCCGTTCCGCGCCAAGATGCTCGCCGCGGTGATGCGCGCCGACGTTGCGGAGTGGCGCGACGCCGCGCTCCTGACGCTGGCGCCGGCCACCGTGCGCCGCGAAATGGGCCTGCTGCGGCAGGTATTCGAGGTTGCCCGCCTCGAATGGGGCTGGCTCCACGACAACCCGATGGCCAGTGTCAAGCGCCCGCCGAGCCCGCCGGCACGGAAGCGCCTGTTCTCCGACGACGAGATCGAGCGCATCCTCATGGCGCTGGGCTACGAACGTGGTACACCCGCGCAGACGGCAGGGCAGCGCGTCGCCGTCGCCTTCCTGCTGGCCTTGGAAACCGCGATGCGCGCGGGCGAGCTGTGTGGGCTCAAGCGCGAGGACATCGACGCTCCTGGCCGATTCCTGACCCTGCCGCGCACGAAAAACGGCGATGCGCGCCAGGTTCCGCTGTCCTCCACGGCCCTCGCGCTGCTCGAGCTGGTCCCCAAGGGCCTCGGCCTGGCCCCGGCAACCCTCGACGTTCACTTCCGGGCGGCCCGCGATCGCGCGGGCATCGTCGGCGTCCACTTCCACGATTCGCGGGCCAACGCGATCACTCGGCTATCGAGGAAGCTCGACGTGCTCGAGCTGGCGAAGATGCTCATCGGGCACCGAAGACGCTCACACAAATAACTTGAGCACCTTCGAGAAAGTTGAGCACCTTCGGCAACCGTCAGGCGATTCCGGCGACCATGTTGAGGTCGAAATATGACCCCGGCGGTGATCATCCAACAGGCCACGGCGGACGGCGTGACGCTGGCGCGTGTCCGCGGTCATGGTGCTCTTCGCTTCCTTCCTCCTGTCCGCTCCCGCTCTGCCTCTGCCCATGCCTGAATTTCGCTCGCCTTCCACCGTGGGTGCCCGCCGTCGACACGCAGGGGCTTAGGAAATCCAGGCCGGCACGCGATCCGTTCGCGGATCTGCGCGGGTGAGTACCCGAGCAATGCGCCGACGTCCTCGGCGGTCAGCCACCGATCAAGGTGCGCGGTACGAGTCGCCGCGATCAGCGCGTCCAAGCGCTCTACGATGGCGTCGGTCATTGGGTCCTCTTGGCCAGCAACAGCGCGACCTGGGTCCGATTCTTGGCTCCCAGTTTCAGGAACATATTGTGCAGATGCACCTTGACTGTCTTCTCCGCCATGCCGAGCGCGCCGCCAATCTGCTTGTTCGTGAGCCCTCCATGCACGAGCAAGGCGCCGATGGCGGTCTCGCGTGGAGTAAAGTTATTGCTTGCGGTGTCCAAATTTTCCTCGGATATGCGCGTGCAGGTAGCTGCCGATCGACTTCGCAGAGCCGAGGCCGGTGGCAGTCTCGGGCGGAACATCGGCGTAGTGATAGACGCCACCGTTGAGGAAGCGCACCGCAAGCGTGCGCGTGGCCTCGTCGTAGCCGTAGGCGGCGACCGAGCTGGACTTCACCTTCTGCATCTTCATGGCTTTGCCTTCGAGAACGTGATCGTGTGCGCGATCTTCTTGAGCGAGCGGTATTCCCCGCGCGTCGACTCCGGCGCGTTGATGAGGCATTTCCCGCCTCTGTGGATCACATAGCGGCGTGCTGGCATCCCCACCGTGCGCTCACGGGCGAGCTTGCGCAGCGCCTTGCACTTCTTCGCGTTCATGCTGCCCTTGATGTCAGCCCGACCTTCTTGATCGCGCGGCATCCAGGGATCTGGAAGGCATCCTTCAACGAACGTGCCTGCGCGTTGAGCGCCATCGCGTTGACGTCCAGCAGGTGCAGAAACATCGGGTTCGCGGCAACGAACGCGACCAGCGCGGCCTTGTCCGTGACCTCCGCGCTCCACCGGCCAGTCTCGTGCGCGCCGTCCATCTTTGGCGCAGCGGCGAGCACCGGCGCGATAGGCGCGGCGTCGGCCATGTCATTCAGCGCCGCCGCTTTGTTCTCGCCGGCCTCGACTGTGGCTTCTGCCCGCAACGCGAGCCGGGCAGCCTGGCCTGCATTGCCGGCGGCTGCGGCGTCGGCAGCCTTCTGGCGCAAGACCTCCGCGTCGGCGGCAGCTTTGGCGGCTACGCGCGCCGCCTCTTCGCGCACCTTGGCCTGCTCCTTGCGGGCGCTTTCCGCCAGCTTCTCTTCTTCGATGCGGCGCCGCCGATCCTGTTCGCGGTTGAAGTCGATGATCTTGACCGCGTAGAGATCAGCGACTTTCTTCATCAGCTCCTTCGGACCACGGAACAAATCCCGGATCTCGTCCAGGCCAGCGAGAATCGGCCGCGTGATCTGCTTTTCGCGCTCGTCGAGCTGCTTCGCCTTCGTCTTGGCGGCGTTCATTTCCTGCGTGGCAATGTCGCGCATTGGCAGGCAGTCGACCATGAAGGCTTCGACGTCACGCAACGCGGCCTCCGCCGGCGTCAGCAATTCCACCGCAGTCGGGGCTTGATACGAAATGGAGCGGATTTTTTCAACGGTTTCCATGATTTCCTAGCCAATTAAAAATTGTCAGAGCAGAGAGAAAAACACCGAAATCGGTGCGGTCCTTGTATTCGATCAAGTGGTACATGCCGCTGGCACCAAGGTGCACGGCGTAGCGATGCACCTTCCGCTCCGCGTCGCCTGGCGGCCAATGCAGATTGGCGTATGCGGCCGTCTGCGCACCCGTCGCCGGTTGCGGCACGCCGGTCTTGATGTCGACCAGCGCAGGATTCCCAAACAACTTGCCCGTCCTGTCCGCAGTGCCGGCATAGCGATAGCGTGGGTGGTAGGCGCGCTTTTCGATGTTCTCCCACTCGTGATGCGTCTCTCTCCGAAATCGGCGCCAGGCAGCGAGATAGCCGACGATCTCTGGGTCTACGGTCGACTCGTCGAGGTCGTCGTTATCGTGCAGCTCGCAGGCCCGGTGTACGGCCTTTCCGCGCGCCTGCGCCAGCGCCATCACTTCCGCATTGACACCGCTGAAATCGGTAAGCCCGACGCTCTCCAGGACGGAAGTCACATTTGGCACACGCTGGCCACCCCAGTAATAGGCGTGAGCAACGGGGTCGAACGTCAGCATCACGCAGCCGAATTTCTCGACCACGAAAGGATCGCGTTGGCCTGCGCGACCGTGATCCCGGCAAGCGTTTCGAGGTCGAAATGCTTGAGACACACGGCCTCGTCGATCTGCGCGTTGGCCAAGCGATTGCGAACGTGCTGCACCAAGCCGTTGCTGGCTGCGGTTGCGTCTGCATCCGTTGGGCCGGCGGTGCCGCCCGATGCGTCGGCCTGCCCGTTGCCGTTGGCTGGCTTCGTCTCCGCCTTCGGCGCCGACTTCGCCTGCGGTGGCTTGACAGGCTCCTTCTTGGCCTCGCTACCGATCTCGCCCGTCTCCGTGTCAGTGACGATCGAACGGGCCTTTGCCGAAAGATCCTCGATGTCCTGCGCAAAAATGTCGCTTGCCGCTACAGCGTTGAGGGTCATTGCGATCAACGCCCGCTTGCACGCCATCTTGAGAAGCGTGTTCTCGATGTCCGCGGTCTCGACTCGAACCTGCTGGATCTCGTATTCGGTGTTCGTCGAGCGGCTGTACCCGAACTGGACGCGGCGACGATCGATCTGCGTCGCCTCCCATTCGCGCTTGGACGCCTTGCACCACTTGTACTTTTCCTCCAGCGAGGAGCAGGATCCGAGGCCGGTGGCGACGATCGCACCGGTGCCCTGATGCACGCCAGAGCAGGTGACGCGATAGCGCACGCCGTCATCGAACCGATCCTCACTGACTTCGTAGGTTGGCACGATGCGGAAGGTGACGCACAGGATCTCGGCGCCGGGCTTGTAGAGCGTGTTCTTCTTCGTGCCTGGGATGATCCCGTAGTGAACGTCTTGTTTCATCACCGACTTCAATATCTCCTGCACGCGCAGGGTGTGGGACACGATCTCGCCGACAGTGGCGATCGCGGTGCCCTGGTACTGGACTACGTCACTCATGGCTTCCTCTGTGGTTTGGTGTACTCGATCCAGCCGGAGCCGTGGCAAAACACGCACCGCTGCGACTGGTCGTTGTAGTCGATCGAGCCAAAGCCTCCGCAATGCACGCAACGGTCGCGCAGCACGCTCAACGGGCGCTGCTGCTCGGCCACGAACGTATCGACGCCCGCGTACTCCGGGTAGTCCTGGAAAATCGTGGTCACGATGCCACCTCCGGGATCGCGCCCATCGACCCGAGCTGCTCTTCTGGAATGCGCTGCGGTAGATCGTCGGCGGGGTGCGGGTAAGGGGCCTTCGCCGGCCGTCCTGCGCGGCCGTGGGCGAAGTGCGGCCGCGCCGTGGCCTGTTCCTTCGCCGCCGTCGGAGAACGGCCCCAGGGCCTCAAATTGAGCTGCCGCAGGGCATCCTCAACCTGGTCCCCCAAGCGCATCTTCTCCAAACAGGTGGTGACGTCGTAGGCGCCGATCGCGCTGATCTGCTGGAGCACTACGTTGCCGTTCATCAACAACCTGTAGAGCGTGTGGATCACATTGCCTTCCAATGGACTCAATTGAATCTCTACCTTCATACGTGCCTCCATGTGCGGCGGGTGACGGCAGCGCGAACCGTTGTGCCTGAGACACCGAAACGTCTGCCGAGAAGCGTGTACCCAGTTCCGGCGCTGCCGAGTCGGGCGGAACTGTGTACCCGTCGGATTTCCGCAACATCGGCTTCGGTGAGCTTCGCGTGCCAGCACTTTCTCCCTCTTGCGTAGCGCTCCTTAGCAAGCATGTCGGCGTTGTTTTCAGCCTGCGTGCCAAGGAAAAGATGCTCCGGGTTCACGCACACTGGAACGTCGCAGCGGTGCAACACATGTAGGCCGTTGGGGATGGGGCCAACGTGGATTTCGTAACTAATGCGATGCGCGAGTGGGGAGCCTCGCCCGTGACGCATGAGCGAGCCGTAGCCATCGCGGTTGCGAGCGGCTGTCCATAGCCAGCAGGTGGCCGTCTTGTTGACGTACCGAAAGAATCGATCGCAGAGATCCTGTAGTTTGGGTCCGGTCTTGCGATGCGGCAGGGCAGCGATGGCTCTTGTCATCTGCGTGCTCCTTTCTTTGCGGCACGTTTGGCCGCCACTTCGGCCTTGACGGCCATGTGGAACGTTGCCGCGAGCGTTGTGGTCACGCTCTTGCGGCAGCCTTTGAGGCGGAAGCTGATGATGTCTCCCGGCCCGATCGTGACGATCACGTTGCGGCCAGCGTCGCGGACCGTTGACTCGCGCGAGACAGGCTTGCGTAGCGGTGTCATGGCCGCCCCCACACTTCCGCCACGGTCTGCGGCACGGTGCCGTACCCGCCGCCGACGGTGTATACGCACAGCAGTTGCGCAGTGTTGTCGGTGCGGAAATGGACGTACTCGACCGTCAGGCGCTCTTTGTCCTTTGGCTTACGGCAGGGGACCGTGTCGCGCTTTATCTTGGCGATCTGATCCGAGACGAGCGCGGCGTTGATCTCGTCGTCCGACAGCTCGAGCCGCGTGCCCCAGAGCGCGCCACCCCCGATGACAAGGGCGGCATAGGCGGCGCCAAGGAATTGGTTGCGGGTGAGCATTGGTGCGGCTCCTGCTGGATGCGGATGGAAAAGGTCGATGGGAGTAGAATACAGCAATGCTGGTATGCTGTCAACAGCATTGCTGATATTCTTTCATTTGCCTGCCGCTTGGCCGTTATTGAGCCGTCTCAGAACCGGCGATGGGCGAAGAAAAACCCGCCGGAGCGGGTTTGGGGGCCGGGCGGGCCGGCGAACTACCTAACGGAGAGGGCTATGACGAACTGCGGGGCGGGTGGCGGTGGCGGACGCGACGGTGGATATGTGATGGTGGGCGAGATGGGCGTGTTCAAAGGCGGCGATGGGGGCGGGGGGGCTGCCCCGGTGAGGTTAGTTGAGTCCGGCGGCGGCACTTTCGATTGGCCGCAAGGTATGCCCGACAGCGCGCAGATCACCGCTGTGCCAGCGGGCGATGGGAGCGAGCGCGAGGATTTCGTAATACGCCTGGTGCGCGCATCGGCGGAAATCAGCCGTCGTCGAGTAATTGTTCTCGAAACACCGACGCCGCGATTCGCAGCTCTTCGAGGAATTCTTCTGGCATGGTGGCGTAGATGGTTCTGACCGTCTGGTCCTCCATGGAGCGATCGAATTCTCGCAGTAGAGCGGCGCGGTCTGATGCTTGTCGCGCCACGAGCACGAGGAGCGTGCGCAGGACTGCGAACTCTGCTTCCTGTCGATTCACGCGATCGACAAGCGATTGGATCAGTGGTTCGTCGGCCATAGGCTTAGTCTTCGGTGCAGGTCACGTCGCCGAGCACATTCTTTCGGCACGTCACGCTGCTCTTTTGTCGAAAGCCTGGTGACGGATCTGCGCGCTCTGGTCGCCGATGCTTTGCGACTTGATCGGCAACGCAGTTGCTTCGCTCCAAGCTACCGTTGGCAAGGCCAGCATTGGCGCACAGCGCGCATGCGCGTTCCTGGAGGTCTATCTCTTGCTGCGCGTTCGATGCGCGTTGCAGGAAATCCGTTCCTTCGGATAGGCCATGCTTCAAGTAAATGGTGGCCATTTGGCGCAGCAAGCGGGGATCGTCGTATGGACTGCTTGGGACGACGCGACATTCCTCCTGGACGGAGACGGCCGCGGGCGCTTGAGCCGAGGGTTGAGGTTTGGGCGGCGGTGTTTGGCTAAGCGATATAGGTGCCCCTTCGGGGGCGTATCGGTGTGCGTATTTCGTTGTATCCAGCCTGTCGACGCAGGCCGTAAGTTCCGGTGTCTTAGGACGGTATCCAAGCGCCTCACACTCAGCGAAAACGACTTCCCAGTAGTTCGATGCGCCTGGTTTGAGCGGTTGGGTGTTCGCAGGTTTAGCTCCCGCACAAGCTCCGAGCAACAGCGTTGCGCACGTGGCGACCACCGTGATGTTCATGGTTTTTTCCTCACCTCTTTGCGGCTCTGCTGGAGAACACTCCCAGGGGTGATCCCCTCGCGGAGAGCCGCCTCGGGGCGCAATTTTTCTTTGACTTCACTGTCGGAGATGACGCGGGTGATGCCAAGCCCAACCAGGTGCTCGGCAATCTCGATGTTGCTCGCCGCCGTTGCTTGGAGTTGATCCATCTGCGACGCCTGCTGGGTCTTTGTCAGTCGCGCCCAAACCTCGAGTAATTTCGCCTGCGCCGTCGACAACTCAGCCAACGTTCGGTGTCCGACGGAAACTGGCTCGATGGTGGCGTTCGGCTCTCTTGCTGTCGTCCATTGAACGGTCGGCGGGATCGGGGCGTCTTTGGTAAGCCACCAGCGCTCTATCGTGTTGGTTCGTGCGGCCAGTAGTGGGATGTGATGCTTAGCAATTCGCCCGGTGCGCTTCCATTCAGAAACTGCTGACTTGCTTTTGAGTTTAGCTAGTCGTCGTAACCCATTGGGCGTGATCCCCGGCTGTTGCAGGGCCCACTCGATCTTGCGCGCCGCGTGGTTGTCGCGCTTAAGCATCGCTGAATAATCTGCCCGTTTCCTAGGAAACAGCAATGCAGTTGACTTGGCAGTCAGCAATGCTGTACATTGTGTTTCCATGAGTGCCTCCATTGATGCAATCCGGAAAGCCTGCGGGGAAGTTGGTTCGCAGGTCTCTCTTGCCAATCGCCTTGGTGTTTCGGTTTCTATGGTTTCGCAGTGGTGCACTGGGGCAAGACCTCTGCCAACGGATCGCGCCATTGAGATCGAGCGCGTAACTGAGGGTGCGGTGACGGTCGAGGAGCTGCGACCTGACATCGACTGGGCGGTGATACGGGGCAAGCCGATGCCGACGAAGGAAGCGGCATGAGCGACCAGGACGATTTCAACCGCCGGATGACGGCTACGTTGTTGGCGCTCTCAGCAAGGCGAGTAACCGTTGACCCTCCCGGTCCAGCGCCGCTATTTGTGCGTCTGGTACAGGCATGGCGAGTAATTTTTCCGCAGTGTCCCGAACCGCGTGCGCGAGGCCGGAAATGAACATGCCGCGCTGCGGGTGCTGGTGCACCAATTGCAGGACAAGCGTTTGTACGAGGTCGGTGTGCGCGACCAAATCGTACCAATCGGCTTCGCTTATTTCCACGGTAAACCCTCCCATGTTGGGTGTGTGCAGGAACACGCATCTTCGCGTGGGAGGGGGCGCCGCCTGATGTCATGGCAGAACTGTCCACTACAACAGCGACGGGTGCACTCCCAGGGATGGGGATCATCCGCTTGCGTCTGGGAAGGGCAAAGCGTGAGGCGATCGACATGGCCATGGGCAAAGCCGAGTCGTGGACCACGAAGATCCTCAACGGCGAGTCCGGTGTGCGGCTCGACGACCTGCCGAAATTCCTCGATGCGCTGGATCTGAAAGCCGTCGACAAGACCCGTGTGTGCGTGAACGCCGATCTCGCGCACGCCATCGAAACGATCGCACGCCGCGCCATTGCGGAGCGCGGACTGCTGTTCGAGGAAGACGCGGAATGAACCAGGTCGTGCACGCGATGACGATCTACTCGTTGGTCAACCTGTGTCGCGCTGCGCGGCTACCGGAGCCGGTCCCTGAGTACCAATTCCACGCGACGCGGAAGTGGCGTTTTGACTACGCCTGGCCGCTGCACATGCTCGCCCTTGAAGTCAATGGTGGGATCTGGGTGCAAGGCCGTCACACCCGCGGCGCCGGCCAACTCAAGGAAATGGAAAAAATGAATGCCGCCGCGCTCGCCGGTTGGCGCGTGCTGTACGTGACACCGGACCAGTTGCGCAACGGGGTGGCGCTCCTACTGCTCATGCAAGCCTTGCAGCCAGTGCTGGGGGCGGCGTGAATCATTACCCGCGTCATGTCGGGGATTTCATCCGCGACACCGTAGGGCTCTCTCTCACGGAGCGGGGAGCCTACACGGCCTTGCTCGACCAGTATTACGCGAGCGAAAAGCCTCTCCCGCTCGAGCAACGTGAACGGTATCGGATGGCCGGCGCCATCAGCAAAGCGGACAAGGTCGCGGTGGATTACGTGGTCGGGCGATATTTCACCGTGCAGGCGGATGGGCTGCATCAGAAACGGGCCGATCTTGAATTGCTGGCGCAGTCCGAACGCAGTGCGTCTGCCCGTCAATCCGCAAAGCACAGATGGAGCGAACGCAATGCGATGGCATTACCAAGGCAATGTGAAGGCACATGCGACGCTGATGCGAACGCAATGCAAACGCATAGCGATGGCAATGCTCGCGCGGGAGGAATGCTAGCCAGTAGCCAGAAGCCAGAAGCCTTAAAAACAAAAGCAGTTCAAGAGCCTGGTGCTTTTTTGCCAAAAAGCCCCCTTTCCCAAAAACCGGAGAAAAAAGACAAAGGACTCAACGGCAGTGCTCGCGGGACCCGCCTTCCTGATGACTGGCGACTGCCTGACGACTGGGAGGCGATAGCTCTCGCCATCCGTCCCGACTGGACCTCGCAGGGTGTTGTCCGTGAATCGATCACCTTCCGAGATTACTGGACGGCCAAAGCCGGAAAGGACGCCACCAAAGTCAAGTGGCTGGCTGTCTGGCGGACGTGGATTCGACGCGCTGAAATGGAGCCGACGCGATGAAAGATTGCCCCACTTGTGGCAGCGTGGTTGATGGGCCGTACTGCCTGAAATGCGCAGCCGGGAAGCCGGCAGCACCCAGTAAAGGCCATGACCAAAATTGGTGGCGTTGTGCCGACACTGATGCTCAAGGCAATCGATGCAGCAAGCCAGGCACGCTCACCGAAAGCACCCGTGGCTCGGATCGCTGGTACTGCCACCAACATTTCCCGATGTTCAGAGGGCGAGGCTACGGAAGCGTGCGCACGCCCCCGCCCACGGGCTGGGCGAACGCAGTCCGGCGGCCAACGGCACGCCCGGTATGCCTGATCGCCGAAGAGCTGCTCGAGCGGGAAGCCATTCAAAACGAGCCCGCGAATGAGGCCTTCTGATGATTGTTCTTGACCGACAACTCAGCCTGCGGCTCAGGGATCTCGGCTGTGCGCAGACGCTTCTCGTCGAGCCCGCGGCGTGGAAGGCGTGGGCGATGGCTAAATTGCGCGTCTATGCCGCCGAGCACAGAGCGTTTACGGCCGAACAATTCCGGGTCGACTTCCTCAGCCGCGGCAATCCCAACCCCCACACCCACAAGGTCTGGGGCGCGCTGTTCAAGCACGCCGACAGGCAAAAGGTGATCGAGCACACCGGCCGCTACAAGTGCGCCGCGAGTCCACGCACCCACGGCCATCGAGTTGCGATCTGGCGCGCGTCGGCCGCCAACCGGGCAACATGATGACGCGGCCGACCTTCGGACAGTGGCTCCGCCGGCAACGCGGGACCGTCTCGCTCCGCGACCTAGGCCTGGTTGCCAAACTCGACTACTCGCGCCTGTCGCGCCTGGAGCGCGGCTTGGTAGCGCCCACGCTGCGCGATCTCTTCATCGTCGCTCGCGTCTTCCACCTTTCGGCGGCGAAGATCGTTGCCAAATTGCGGCCCTGAGCCGCCCATCCACCACAAGGAGAAGAGCATGGCCAAGGCGAAAACCTTCGAGTACCCCCAGTTGGTGCGGAAACCACCCCCCATCCAACCAAAGAAGAAGGTCCCGGGCAAGAAGATGGGTAAGCGTGGGTGGTGATGGCCGAGAACGACGGCTGGAAGAGGATCGGCAAGTACGCGATCCAGAGCGGCGCCGTGACCATCAGTAAGGCGACGGTCGGCGGCCAACATCGCTACCTGCTGTGGGACGGCAATCGGCCCGTGGATGTGTTCGATTCGGCGGCAGCCGCCAAGGCTGCGGCGGAGAGGGTGTTGGCATGAGCGACGTCACCGCGATCCCGGGCACGCGGCGCCAGGTCAAGGAATTGGTCGACGGGACCCTGGTCTTGAGCGTCCATATCGACCCTCCTTTCAAGGCTGCGTTCCACCGCCTGTTCCCGGAGATCGATATGCCGGTGGCGATCGCGCCGCTGGTGATCGGACAGCACCAGGTAATGCGGTCGGGGCCGGGCGGCAACGACGAAGAAGCCGTCAAGCACGCGCACGAGCCGATCGGGCCGCGCTGCAAGTTGGCCGTGATGTGGTGCAAGGATCCACAGTTTCAGGATTGGATGGTCATCAATCATCTGGTGGGCCCAGACCCAGACGGCGCGGCGGAGGGGGTGCGAAACCTATGTGGAGTGGCATCGCGCCGCGAACTGGACACGGATGCGGACGCCGGAGCCGTCTTCGACGAACTTATCCGCCAACCCTACGCGAGCCACTTGAGGTCATTGGAATGAATGACGAACCCGCAATTATGATCGCCCAGGGCCTCGTGTTCCTCGCGCTGTTTGTGGGGGGGGTTGTGCTGATCCTCGGTGGCTTTGTTGTTGTTGGCATCTTCACCATCGGAGCTGGCATAGCAGTGCTGGCGTACTGGGTCATGGGTGTCTAAAGCGCCAACGAAGGCCGAACGCGCGTACATGGATGCCGCGGCTCGAGGCGGCTGCATCCTGTGCGAGTTGATGGGCTATCGTGGCACGCCGGCAGAGTTACATCATCCCCGCACCGGGGTAGGCGCGGCACGGCGAGCGCCGCATTCCGAGGTCATTCCATTGTGCTTCCATCACCACCGAGGTATTGCTGGCGTGCATTGCGTGGGTCGCAAGGCGTTCGAGCGCGGGTACGGCATTACGGAATCGGAATTGGTCGCGCTGACCAAGACGCGCGTGGCGGAACAAAAGCGGAGGGCAGCGTGAGACTCACCGAGGAGCAGGCCAAGACCAAGCAATGCCGCGCGTCGCCGGCAGCAATGATCCCGCAGGTGCAGACGGGGCGCATCGCCGCGGCCGGGCACATGGATCACGTTGTCTATGGCTTCTCGACCTGCATAGCGAGCGCGTGCTGCCACTGGCGCTTCATGCCTGGCGTCCTGGCCGCCGGTACAGAACAGGCGGTCGGCTACTGCGGACTCGCTGGGAAGCCGGAATGAGGGAGGGCCGCCGACTTCAACGCAAGGACGGCAATATTTACGGGCGGTTGAAAGCTCTAGAAATATTCCTCGTCGAACTAGGAAATTGCGCACCAAAAACTCCGCTTGGCGAAGATTGCAGATGTGCTGCGGCTATTGTTCGGCGCGCTATAGTTGTGTTGAGCCAAGTTGTGTTGAGCCAACGCGCGAATGCGGACCACGATTGAACAAATTGGTCTGGCAGGGTGTGGTGGGGATGAATGATCCGTGGGAGCGCTCGGCCGAAGGCGCGCTGCGCTGGGCGTTCGGGATGCTCGCCCGAGAGATGTCCGTGCCGAGCATTTTCGGTTTCATGCTGTCGCCGCAACCCGCGAAGAGCGACCTGACCAAGCTCGAGATCCGGGCGCAGGCCGCGCTGATCCGCGCCGAGGTCGATCGGCTCGATGATCCTGTGTCGCGCTGCTTCCTGATCGCGTTCTACCTACCGAAGCCGTCAGAGGAGCGCCAAGCCGGCGGCGGCCTCGTGCTAATCGACCGCTGGGGCGAAGAGCGGCGCCTTGGTGTGCATGGTGTGGCGTGGTGGCTGATGGGCCAGGCCGGGACCGGCACGCACCGCATCCGCGGCTACCGCGAGTTGGTCACGCAGTTCTGTCTGGGCCGTCCAAGCTCGAGGCGGCTACGTGAGATGTTCAAGCTCGATGCCAATGTCGTGCGCGACAAACGTGATGACTGCCACCGCAAGCTGGAGGAGTTGCGCGTGCGTGCGCTGGCGCAATTTGACGCGCGGCTCGTCGATCGAGGAATCATACGGGGAGGAACATGATGGCCATGGCAACACCAGATGATCTGGTCGAGCGGCTGCGGCGCATGGCCGACATGACGACAACCGGCAACAGCCTAAGCGACATTCGGCTTGCCGCCGCCGCGCTCGTCCAATTACGCGACTCCGAGGCACTTGCACGCGCCAAGATCGCGGAGCAGATGATTAAGATCGAGTGGTTGGAACGCATGAAGCAAAACTACTACGATGAGACCGCGGAAATGGCGAAGGAGAAGCCATGATCGACGCAGGCGGCGCGAGGCCGAGGGATGATCTGGATGGGCTGATCGAGCACTTGGTTGACGCCGAGCGCAGATTGACTGTCGCGTTTGCCAAAGCAGGCGTAGATAGCAGCGTCCTGAATGATATGCGCTTGCTGTCAAACGCCGCAGTTGCTTTGCGGGGACTGCGCTGGCGCATCGCTGCGCTGGAGGCGGAGAATGCCGACTGGATCGCAGCCATAGATGGACATATCGCTGTTCGTCTTGACGCTTATCGCCGCGCAGAAGTGGCCGAGGCCGACCGGGATCATTGGCGGGAGGCGCGACGTGCTGCGATAAAAGCCGGGGATATGCTGCTGGAGCGCATCACCGCGCTGGAGGCCGAGCGGGATACGCTGGCGAAGGATGCGGAAAGATATCGGTGGCTACGCGATGTTGGCGATAAAACATGGACGCCGTTCTGTCAACGACTCGGCTGGCACGGTCAGGGATTCAACATGGACAGGCGCATTGACGCCGCCATCGACGCGGCAAGGAGCAAGCCATGACCGCCCCCGACGGAC